GCGCACCAGAACGGCGTCGCCCACGACGTGTCCACGCCCGGCAGCAGTGATGCCGTCACCGACGAGACCAGGTTGCTCTGGTCCTTGTCGAGGAACGGGTAGTGGTACTCCGCGCCGAGCGCCGTCGACGTGAAGCCTGCGTAGATCGCGTTCTGGCAGGCGCTCGAGAGCACGGTGATCTGGTTGGCCTGCGCCTGTGCGAGTGATAGCGTGGGCGTCGTGGGCTTGTTGCCCGCGGCTACCCATGCGAGGTAGACAGCATAGTCGGAGTTCGCCGGATCGTTGGGGATGAAGGCCCCATCGGAGTCCCGAACGATTCCCCCGGTTTGATTGATTGTGTAGGTCATCGTTTAGAGTTCCGCGTTGAGAGTCACGGGGGTAGCAAGGGAATAGCAATCCGAATTTGCGCTCGTCGCAACGATTTCGAAACGGGCATTGGCGCTATCCGTGAGGGAGAAAGCCCTGCTCGCATAGTTAAAGCCACTCCCGCCTGCCTGAATGGTCGCAGTAGGCGTTGCCCGCATCGGAGTGAAGCTGACGTTGGTATTCCAGAAGGAATTCGCGGTACTGGCCCAAGCTCGCATACTGCATGTGATTGCCTGGTAATACCGCTGGCACAGCGCGAGTTCCTGACCATACGGACGGCGTTCGAAGGGGGTTGCTATGGTACCTGCTTCAAGCTGTACATCCGTGATGTTAAGAACGCCACTACCACCGGACAGCCAATTGGTTGCTGAAGCTGCGCAATAGGTGTTGCCAGCTTGCCAAGTGTTGTATGTCGATGTGGAAACGCTTGGACCACCGACAGCACCAATAAACAAGCCCAAACCTATTCCGTTTGAGATAGGCAGGGCTGCGCCACTAGGGACTGCCGGGAACGTCAACGAAACGTATTGCGGCGTACTCGCAGCATTGAGCGTGAAGGTCTTTACAATCGAATACGATGAGCCACTATCCCTCAGCCCAACACCGTAGGTGCCGGGGACATTACCGCGAACCGTAAAGCTCACAGTGAACTGCTGGCCGATCAGATCGTAAGAGTTAAGGCCTTCAATAATCTGCCAGAACGGGATTGCCGAATTAGTCCCACTGAAGGATGCAGGGAACGCGCTGGTAACAGACGCTAAGGCAAACGGCTTAATAACACCGTTGATATCTGCGTTATTGACAACACTTAAGGTAAAAGCTCCTGAAGGTGCTGAGTTAGAGCCCTTCCATCGATCACACACACCAAACCCTGCAGTTGCTGTAGTGATTGACAGGGCTGCACGTTGCTGGACCCGCATGTCTCCGTTGATAATCCGGTTCTTGCCCGTGAACGGCGCAATTGAGGCGATCGGCGTGTACGCCGCGGCCGCATCAGCAACATCCAGCTTGTCGTTGAAAAGCGCCGCGACCGGGCGGATCTCGAACTTGTCGCCTACACTCCATAGCGCTGCAGTCGTGTTATCCACGCCTCGCGTTACCGTGAGCGTGTCGCCCGTGCGGTTCGTGACCTTCACAACCTCGACAGCGCCGCTTGCGTTCTGCAGCGTGCCATAGAAGTAGTCGCCCGAGCCCGCCGTGACGGACGGGAAGATCCCGCCGGTGCCAGGGTTGACAGTGATCGCAAGGTCACTCGACGCGATCGACGCGGCGAGCGACGTCGACGCGTTATTGGCTACCTTCACACTCATTTTGTTCTCCTTAGTTGAGCGTGACGGTCCAGGTGATCGTCAGCGTGTCGGCGGCGTTCTTGGTGAGCGTGCCGAACGTCACGCGCGCGAGCATCGTGCCGCCTGAGCTCGCGTTGAAAATGCCGGCCTCGGTGAGCGAACCCGTTGCGACGCCCGGAACGAACGTGCAGGTGAAGACGATCGACTGGCCTGCGACCGCACCGTTGTTGGTCGTGGCCGTGCGCGAGCCCGCCATCTCGGTCTGCAGCGCCGTGTCGGACGTGGTCGGGGCGGTCGCGCCGGTGCCGAGCGCTATGTAGCCCATCTTGGTCGGGGGCGATGCCTGCGAGGCCATGTTGAGCAGCCACGTGCGCCCGGCGTTGACCACCGCGTTGGGCATCTCGCGCGCTTCCTTGACCTCGCCATCGGGGCCGTACAGCACCGCATGGACGCGGCCGGTGATTCTCAGGGTGTCGTGCATATCTATCCTCAATTGAGTGGTGCGGCGTTGAGCGCGCGGCCGTCGACGGTGGTCGGCGAAAAGAACGTGAACGCCACGCTGTCGAGCACGGCGACAGCGTCGGCAAGCGCGGTCGCAGACGTCATCACCACACTGTCGAGCGCGGCAACGGTGTCCGTGAGCGCACGCGTGGCGGCGAACGTCACCTGGTCAACTGCCGTCGATGTGTCAACTAACGCCTTTGTACCTGCTAACGCAATCGAGTCGTTAATTGGTACATTGTCGTATAGCGCAGGGCCTTTTGCGAAGGCGACATCGTCGGTGACGGAGACCGTGTCAGAGAAGGGTTTCCCAGCCGCCAGCGCGAGGTCGTCGACCGCAGCCGACGTATCCTGGAAACTGGTTGAGAAGTTAAACGCTGTCGCGTCGACCACCGGCACCCGCTCATAGAGGGCGGACGGATTCGGCGCAATGTAGGCGCCCAGCTGCACAAACGTTGCCGTCACCTTCACCAGCACCGTGCCGCGCGCGGTCTGCGTCGAGCGCACATAGCCCGTGGCGCGGCTAGAAAGTGTCACCGTGCTCATCGTCGCGCCCGCTGCGCGCAGGGTGGCGGAGGCCGTCGAGCTCGAGGCGAGCACACTCGCCACCGCGCCATAGACCCCGCGCACGCCGGCGGCCAACGAGGTGAGGGTTACCGTGCTCGCCGTGCTGCCCGTGTAGGTCGTCGGGACCAGTGCGATGTGATCCGCCAGGGTCGCGGTGCTCGTCACCTGCCCGTAGCGCTGCGCGCGGCCGGCGGCCGACGACGTAAGCGTCGCGTTCGAGACGCGTGATCCTGCGCGGCGCGCGGAGCCGGCTGCCGATGACGTGAGCGATGCGCTGCCCGAGTACGAGCCGTTCTGCGTTGTGCCACCTCCGGCCGCAGCAAGATACTTCACCGCGTGCAGCATGACGTTCCACGACGTGCTCTGCGTCGTCGTGAGCAGCATCTTGATCGTCAGCGTCTGCGATGCCGAGTTCGCCGCATACGTGATCGTCGTGCTGTAGAACTTCTCGTTGCCCGCGCCGGTCGCCGTTGGTGATACCGTGTAGGCTGTTGCGCTGCCGTCCGAGAGCGTCGCGGTGAGCGTGCCCTGGCCGGAGTACATCGCCCAGTAGATCGTGAGCGTGCGGCTGGTCGTGTCAGCAGGCGCGACGATCTGGATGCCCTGCCCCGTCCCCGTCATCGTGTCGGAGTAAATGCCTCCGGCGAGCGCGGTCGCAGAGGCAGTGGGCGTGCCGTCCGTCCACGTCATCGTGGGACCATCGGCGTAGCCCGACCATGTGAGGCCCGAGCCAACGAGCGTCGGCAGGCCAATGGTCGAGCCGCCGCCCGACTTCCGGTTCACGGCGGTCGCTGACTGCGGGAACTGAACCCAGTCAGTCTGCGCCGGCGACGAGAGATTAAAGACCTCGGTGCCGGCTAGAATCGTGTTCGAGCCGGTGAGCGTGCCCATTGTCGATTACGTGAGCGAGAGCGTGTAGCTGCCCGCCGGCACTGCGAACACGTCACTCGTGCCAATCGCCTTGGACGCAGCGAGCGCGCCCGCGTCGATCAGGTTGCCGCCCGAGACCGCGTCATAGATACCGACACCAACGATGGTGCCCCACGACGCCGTGGCAGTCGGGAACGTCACGGCGCCGTTGGAGGCGACCGCCGGGCCTGTGCCGGAGACCGTGAAGGTGACCGCCTGGCGCGCGTACGAGCCGCCCGAGACTTCTACGCCGCCGGTGTTTCCCGGCAGCGTCGGCGTGGTCGTGAACGCGGCCATATAGACCGTGGTCGGTTTCGTGAGCGTGGAGACGCCCAGAATGTGATTCAGGACTGCCTGCTCCATCGTGCCGGGTAATGCCATGAACGACTCCTCAGAAATGGGTGGCGAGGAACGCGAGCTCATCGGCCGCGCTCATCTGCACAACTTGTGCGGTGCATACGACCTTCTCGTACGTCGCCACAGCAGCGGCTGCATGCGGTTGCGCTACGCAGGTCGCGCCGGCCTCGACGTACTTATGCTGCGTCGGCGCCGTCATGCGGGCCTCACGCGGAAGGAGAACTTGTCCTTCACGGTCATGCGCAGCGACCCCGGCTGCATGATCTGCACGAGCCCTTCGTAGAGTCCTGGAGGAACTTTCGTGCAGTCGCCCGCGAAATAGAACGACACGACGCCATCGGTGCCGTTGTTCACATTCGTGCAAAGGAGCGGCGTGCCCGCGGGCGTGCCGTCCGGGTTGGCTATCGCGCCGACCGGGCGGAAGTAGACCGTGACGGCGGCGGCCGACACGTCAATCGGGAAGCCGTTTGACGTGTCGGTCAGCGTGCAGGTCACGAGTGGCAGGTTGTCGCCCTGCGTCAGGTCGATAGTTGCGATGGTGCTCATACGAACCCCGTGAATTGAATGCGTAGATCCGCGCGGCCCAGGCCCTTCTCCATTTTCCGGCGTGCGCGGGACATCTCGAGCGTGAACTCGCGACGCACCTGCATGCCCATGCCGGGGTTCGAGTATGGCTGGCCAGGGGTCATGTAGAGGCGCGCGCGGGCGCCCTTGCCAATCGTCTCGGCGTAGTGCTCCCACACCCGGCCCTGAATCGTCGTGCTGTCGCGCGTGGGCGAGAGCGCGATACGCAAGGTGAGCGCATTCGGGAGCGTGACGTTGGGCATCGGCACGAGGATGATCTCGGGCTGGATCACGCGCGTGATGTACGCCGGCGTGCCGTCGAGCGTGCGCCAGTCAAGCGAGCGATAGATCGAGGCGAGCTCGTCGACCGACTTCGGGATGAGCAGCAGGTTGTTGTACCAGCCCTCGACCACGTCGAGAAACGCGGTGTCGGGGGGCGTGTCGATCTGGTAGTTCGGCACGTCCTTCACGCCGGTGAACGGGTCAGCGTCGACCTGCACGTAGCGCGTCTCGTTGCAGAACTCGATGCACGCGTTGCGGATGGCGTTGATCGCCACGAACTCAGGCACGTTCGGCACGAACGGCATGACCTCGTTCAGGAACTTTTCATAGCCGACCGTGTAGCCGTACTGTTCGCTCACGAGTTAGCTCCAGGTGTGCTCTGGGCGTTGCCCTTACCCAGTTGCTGGTTGACGTTGTTCACCGCCTCCTGCTCGGCCTCCTTGCCCATCTGCGCCATAAAAGTCGACAGGTACTGAGCGGCCTGCTGAGTGCCCGCGAACTCGGCATCCTTCGCGCACGCGCGGTAGAGGATGTAATCCACGAGCGCGGTCTGCAGCACGTCGTTGATGACGATTGGCTTGGCTTCGTCGGTGATGTCGACAGGCACGCGCGAGTAGTTGAGCTCTACCGTGTTGTTGCCGTTCGACGGGGGGTAGACATAGAACGCCTGCGCGTCCTGCACATCGTAGATGTAGTTCTGCACGACCGCGGCGCCCGTCATGGTGTGCCAATACGGGTCCTGCGCGTCGACCACTGTACGCGAGACCAGACGCACCGCGCGGCCCGGCGAGACGCCGGTGGGGCCCATGTTGCGGTAGATGTCGAGCAGCAGGTGTGCGTCGGCCGGCAGCTGCTGGCGCGAGCCCTGCACCAGCTGCAGCGTCGTGGTGATGGAGGAGGCATTCGCCTGAATCAGCACAATGGCGCGCTGCCCATCGTTCAACCAGCCGAGCAGTTCGATGCGCGTCCAGCGGGTGTTGGTGTTATCCAGCAGCTGGGTGGCGACTTTGTCGATGATCTGCTTGCAGGTGATGGTGCCCATATGCTCATTCAGAAGAACGCGCGCACCCACCAGGAGGCAGGTGCGCTACGTGATTACGCCGAGTGCTGCGCGACCCACGTGACGCCGTCCGGCGACATGAACGTGGTGCTCTTGCCCGCGGCGACTGCGAACGCGGTGTTCACCGCTGCACCGTTGACCGTGCCGCCCACCGGCGGATATACCGCGAGCGAGTTGGCGCCACCGTTGAACACCGCCACGAACGCCGAACCGAAGCTCGGCAGGACCGCGCCCGAGCTCGCCGCCACCGTCGCGAACATGTTGATATCATTGACAATCGGCAGGGCCGTGGCCTGCGTCGTGCCCGCTGCGACGAGGGCACTGCCCATATCGCCTCCAGCGAGCGTCTTCGCCGTGCTGTCCCAGATGCCGGCCTGGACCAGCTTGTTTTCGTAAGTCATCTCTACTCCTGTGCGTGAAGAAGCCCGGGTTGCCCCGGGCCGCCGAATTAGCCCGCTGCGACGAGCGTCGCGAGCGAGTCCGGTTGCGTCACGCCGTAGCCGTAGATGTTCAGGCCGCGGACCAGGTTGCCGAAGTCGTTCGGGTTCTGGAGCGACTCGACCTTCGCGATCTGCGAGGCGAAGCTGATCGCCGACTTGTGGCCTGCGATGATCGCGTGGCGCTTGGCCGTGCCACCCGCTGCGCCGCCCGTCCAGTTCTGAGCCGCAGCCGCGCGCGGCGTGAGGTTCGAGACGTAGACCGTGAAGCGGTCGATCTGGCCGATGCGGCCGTTACGCAGGATCGACTGGCCGTCGCCCATGAACTGAGCCTGCGCCAGGTTCGATTGCATCAACAGCTGACGCTCGGTCGGCGTGAGGATCAGCCAGCGGTCCGTTTCCGGCACGTTCGCTTCGTCGAGCACGCTCGAGAGCGACGTGATCATCTGCAGGATGTTCGCCGCGGTCAGGGCCACCGGCGCCGTGTCGGTGCCGAGGTTGTACGCGCCCGAGATCTTGCCTGCCGTTGCGCCCATGTTGGTCGCCGAGCCGCCGTTGAACGTGCCACCGAGGACGTCCTTGTCGATCGTGATCTTCATCTGCATCGACGCGTCGTTGGTGAACATGTCCATCAGCTTCGGCTTCGATTGAAGCTCGAGGACGTTGTTGACGTTGACGCCGAAGTACTTGCCCTTGTTGATCTGCAGCGTGATCGTCGAGGGCGCCGGCACGTCGTAATTCAGCGACTGGCCGACCGAGTAGTTGTAGATGTTGATCGTCGGGATCGTGTTGATGATCACCGTGTCGCCCATCTGGCTGATATCACCCTGCCAGTCGGTGTTCGCGATTTCGCCGAATACAGTGGCTGCATAAAACTTCTGCGCGAGCTTGCCGGACCAGAGCGCCGGGATGAAGGTGCCGCTGTAAGCCGTGCCGCCGTAGGCGACTTGACCGGCCGGGCTGTTGAAGCCGCCAGCGTTGATCGGATAGACTGCGCCCGGGGTTACGGTTGCCATGGTGATGCTCTCCTAAAAAGATGGGGTGAACCAGGCAACCGAACCGGGCTAACGTGCTAACGCACTCGGCCTTCAGCTACGGCTGCCTGGAGATCTGCTTCCAAGCGAGCCGCCTCGTCGGTCGGAATGTGGCCGCGGCGGAGGTCCTCGTAGAACTGATTGATGGACGCGGTGTCCCAGATCAGCGTCTGCTTGGTCTCCGGCGGCGCACTCTGACGCGTGCGGGCGGGGGCGACCTGTCGCGCGAGATCGTTCTTCGGCGGTGTGGCCTGCTGCACCGGCGCCTTCGTGGCGAGGTAGGCGTTGAAGATGTTCGCGGTGCGCGCGACATCCCGGCGATCCGCGGCGTTATCCAGCGCAACCTTGCGCGGCAAGCCGTAGATCGGGTCCACCTCACTCAGCCATGCGATGAACTCAGGGTCCTGGTTCGTCTGCACGAGGCTCGGTACTGCGCGCCCCAGATCAGCGTAGAAGGCAGCTTCGGCCTGCTCCGCGGTCTGTTGCGCCACACTGCCGACGTTCGCTTTCACCTGGGCCAGTTCGGCTCGCAACCGCTCGTTCTCGGACTGCAGGGGGCTTGTCGCCTGCTGCACGCCGCGTTCGATGAGGTTGACGAGGTCCGGTCCAAATGACTCGCGGTCCTGGTCAGTGATCAATTGCGTCGGGGCCTTGGGCGGTTCCTTGGGGGCTTGCAGCTGCGCGATCTGGTTCTGCATGGCCGTGAGCGACTCTCGAAGCTCTCGGTTCTGCGCGTTCAGGCGCGGTACTTCCGCGTCGAACATGCCCTTCAGCGTGCTGTACTTGTGCTCCCAATCGACCGGCTTATGCTCCGGCGCCGGGGTTACCGGCTGCTGTTCCGGGGGCGTCTGCGGGGCAGGCTCCTGGGGTTCGTTGGGTGTAGGCTCCGAGTTACCGCTCGGGTCGCCGACCATCTGTGCCGCCAAGGCGTCTGCTGCGTCTGCTGCTTCCTGAACTGCGCGTGGCAATCCCATGTCTACTTCTCCCCCGCTCCGGCTCTACGGTCAGCGGACAAATGGTTGAATTCGCTTGGCCCCTTTGGAGGTCGGCCGTGCGCTTATTTCTGATACTTCGCCGCCAGGGTTTCGCCCTCAGCGACGTACTTCAAAACCTGTTCGATGACATCGATCGCCGACTGTGAGCGAGCCATGTCATCCAGATTGCGTGCGCGCTTCAAGCTCTCGAGCTCCTCATCCCGCGACTCCCGTAGGTATGTCGTCAGGTTGTTGAACTCGGCGGCCCGGAGCCTCGCGAATGCGCGCAGGGCTCCTATGTCGCGGCACTGCTTCATTTGCAGAGGCCGTCGCCTTTGTTGACGATCGTGCTGAACTCGTCACCCATGACCTTGCCGACCGGGCGCTCGTGCCACTTCGACGAGATGCTGTTGCCGTCGTCGTTGACCTTGCCGTTGCCAGCTGAGCCGCCACCTGCGGTGACCTGGCCCATCTCGCCCTTGCGGCCTTGTTGCAGCGCGCCCATGGAGCCGCTGCCGGACTTCTCTTTCGCCATCATCGGCTCCTTTAACCTATATGGATCACATGCTAACAAACTGTCCGCTACTTGTTAACAGGTTCTACTCAATAAGATGGCCATCGGCGTACAGCTTGCCCTGATAACCCATCTCCACGAGCGGCGACGTCACGCGCACGCCATAGGGCACTTCCGTATGCAGCAGGTTCGAGATGCGCTCGATCTGGTGCGCATCGAAGCCAAGTGCCTGCAAGGTCTCGGTGGATTTCTTCAAGTTGGCTATCGCTTTGCCGTTCATTGTCCGTTGCTCGGAAGGTTGTTGGTGACGGGCTGCCCGCCGGGGAGCGCCGCGCCTTGCGGCATACCAGCCGGCGAGCCTTGCGGCGCCATCGGCGGCGGAGCGCCCATACCAAGAAGAGGTGCGGTGGCAAGCGCATCCTGCGCCTGATTCTGCAGCGGCTCGGTCGGCGCGAACTGGCCGTGCTTGAGCATCATCTGCTGCGCGAACTCCTGCGCCTGCATCTGCTTCTGCTGCGCCATGGCTTGCTGCTGCTGCATCGCCTGCGCGCGCTGCTGCGCCGCCCAGCGCTGCTTGAGGATCGGGATCGGCGGGACGATGTCGTCGGTGTTGAGCTCGAGCGTCTTGGCGACTTCCCGGAGCAGCGAGGCGATGCCCTCTTGCCCGATCACGCCAGCGACCTGCTGGTTGCCCAACGCAGTCTGGAGGAACTGCGCCTGGCGGGCCTGCGCGGTCTCGCGCTGGATAATGGCCGACGCACCCTTGGCGACGATCTTCACATCGCCCTTCAGGTCCTTGTCGTCACCATAGCGCATGTTAAAATAATACAGGCGGTTCACGGCCTGCTCGATGACCCTGTCATCGATATTGCCAATGACCTGCTTGATCGACTTGCCTGCATTGCCCATCAGCATGCTCATGCCCGACGCGGTGCGCCCGGCGCCGCCCGAGGGCGAGTCGCCCGCCATATAGCGGGGGATGCCAGTGTACTCGTCGGCGAGGGTCGAGAACTTCTCGTAGATCTGCAGGAGCTCGCCGGCGATCGACTGCGGCTGCTCGAACTGCATCGCCGGCTGGCTGCCCATCTGCGGGTCGGACGTGACTTGCCACACTTTCCATGGGTACAGCTGCGTGATCTTCTCGCCTTCCGGGAGCCGGTCGACGTTGTAGACCACCTGCGGGCCAGAGGCGAGGCCCATGTTGTTCACGAGCGCGCGGGCTGCGGCGTTGCAGATGTCCTGCGTGTCGCGACAGAGGTCGGCCACCGAGTTACCCCAGAACGCACCGGGGATCTCCTCGTAGCTCGCCTTGTAGTATGGCTTGCGTCCGAGCGGGTCCGGGTTGATCACTGCCTTGATGACCCACGTGCCAATGAGCCACGCTTCGACCGGGTACTCGGCGAGCGGATCGTCGATCTCGGTCTCGTCCATACCCCACTCGAGGAGGATCTTGCCCTGCACGCTACCCCAGAACTGGAGCGCATCGATGAGCTCGGACGGGTTCGTGGCGACGCCGATGGTGGCCTTGCCCTCTGCAGTCGCCTGCGCCGTGTCGACGTTGATCCACTCGCGCAGTCCGCCGCGGCCGTAGTCGTCGAGCACCGCGTGGATCGCCTTGTCCGAATACCCCTCGACGCCGATGAGTGCCTGTAGGTCGCCGCGCGCGAGCTTGTGGCGCTCGATGAGCCAGCCGTCGTCGATCTCGGAGGCGTCGGGCGCGGGGTAGATGTGGAACGGGTCCACGCGCTCCCACTCGAGCGTGAGCTCCTGCGCGATGTCGGGCGTGAAGCCGCCCTGCCCATCCGGGAGCCACTTGAGCTTGTTGCGGTTGCGCACCACCGGGCCCTTCAGGAACGCGGCGGGGAACGTGGTGACATCGTCGATGAACTGGGAGAACGCGCGAATCCAGCCACCTTCGAGCAGCTGCTCCTGCATCTTGTTGCTCATCAGGTCGGACTGCTGGCGCGCGAGGTCCTGGATCTGCGAGAGGCCCATTTCCTTCAGGGCCAACAGCATCGAGCGCACTTCCATGTCGGTCGGAGCCTGGCCCGCCTGGGTCATCTGTGCGATTTGCTGCTGCGCGATCTCCATGATCTCCTGGATCAGGTTCGGCGGCATGTCAGCGACGGGCGACGGCTCGATCGTCCACGGCTTGTCCTCGGTCGAGGTGACCAGCACGTCGCGAATCCAGCTGGCGGCCGCACGGCACTTGTTCGACGTCAGCTGCATATAGATGACTGTCGAGTTCTGCTCGGCGAGGACCGTGAGTTTATCCGGGTCGTACTCACCGCGGCGCTGGCGGATCGACTTGAGCATTTTCTGCTCGGCGGTCATCTCCTTGGCCTGGCGCGCGGTGGTCCACATGCGTCGGATCAGGGCGGCGAAGCCTTGCACCACGCCGTCGTTATTGGCCAACTGCGCAGCCGCTTTCTCTTCAGCGAGCAGTTGCGCGTTGTTCTTGATCTGGACGCCCGGCCCGACGACCGTGGACATCGGTTGGGAACCGGTGATGTTGAGGGCTTGGGCCATTGACGTGGTTAACGATTGTATCTGTCAACATATACCACACAACGTGCTAACTTGATAACGTCAAGCCCACGTGTACCGGACCTTTTCGACTGGTCTCGCTACGGTTCTTGTCGGCCCGCCGAAGATGCCGCCGGCCGCATGGCCGCACGCGTACTGGTGCGCGTCGGCTACGTGCGAGTAGCTGTTCTTCTCGGGCGTATCAGCAAGTTCCCCTTTGGTGGTCAACTTGTACCGATACCCGCCGGCCATACCCTTGATGAGCATCTCGCAGCTTGGGTCGATGAGGTGGCCGGGTTTTCCGTCGATCATCCGGGTCAGCCACGAGTCGACCCCATTGATCCGCGCGCCGATGGCGTTGGTCTTCGCCGGCACGACGCGAAATCCCTCTGCCTTGAGCATGTCGTAGCAGGTCCGCTCGTCCGTCTGTGCGCGCTGCTGGCCCGCCGGGTCACCGACCACGAGGACGCTCATCCCAGCGAAACGGTGTGATACCAGGATCGGCCTGAGCTTCTCGCGGATGAACCGCAGCGTACCCATGCCCTCCGATGTCGCCTCCGCATACGTCAGCAGTCGGCCGTCTGGTATCACCTGGCTGATCGTGCAGGCCGGCGAAAGGCCGAAGTCCATCCCGATTAATAGCGGCGCGGTGCTCATGCGGATCGGGTTCAGCGGCGCGCTGGAGACGTGTATGCGGCGATCGAATGACCTGAAAACTGGTTGGCCACTTAGCGACTTGCCCCACTTCGCATGGATATACACGTCCTTCCAATCTTCAGACTTACCCTCGGCGATCGTCTCGTAATAGCCGTCGATGAGGTTGTCGATCCAGTCAGCCTCGGGGGACAGGCCACTCGGCTGGAAGAAGATCTCGGCGGTCGCCGGAGGATTGTCCGAGAAGTCCTGCCAGAACGAATCGAAGTCGGCCGGGTTGCTCGAGCCGAAGACGTGGTGGTTCGGCTTACCGTCGTCGCTGACGCATCCGCCCTTCGCCTTCGACGGGTATCGGCCGACACGACCCTGCACTGCCTCGAAGATCGACTGTCGGATCTCGCGGCACTCATCGAGGAACGCGAACGACACTTCGAGCGACAGGAGCTTTCGGACGTCCTGCTCGTCGTCGAGTCCGCGGAAGAGAAGCTCGAGCTCTACGTCGCCGAGCTTGATGATCATCTTGTTCTCGGTCTTGAAGTACGGCGCGACGTCGGGCGGGAACCACGTCTGGATCGAAGGGATCGTCGTGTCGGTAAGCTGCGCGCGAGTGTTTCGGATGACCACACACCGCGAGCGGCGGATGCCATCGGCCTGCGGGCGCATGCGCGCGGCGTGATAGAGCATCTTGAAGATCGACGCCGTCGTCTTACCAGAGCCAATCGGCCCCCAGATGAGCGAGATGAACTTCTCGCACTGGATGTAGTCCTGGACGGAGCCAGGGGGCTTATAGGTGATTGTCGTCAAGTTTCTTTCTTCCCTTGCCCCGCATTGTGCTCAGAGGAACCGTGAGTGCATCCTCGATCTTCCAGCCTTTTCGCATCCGATAGTCGAGGGTGCCGTAGCCAATACCAGTGTCTCGCGACCACGCAGCGAGCGTCTGCGTCTTGCCGAACGCCGTGAATTCACGCCAATGCTTAGCCGACTCCAGAGGCTTGGCAGATAGCTTCATCTTCGCCCGCATGGCCTCTTTGAACTCAGGGTCAGCCCACCGCTCGAGCGCCTTCGCCGCAATGCTCGAGTTATGTTTCTCCGTGTTCCTGAGCCCGGCGCGCGACTGCGCGGACTTGGCCATGTTGTATTGCGGCTGGAGCGCACGGATGCAGAGGTCCTCGTACATGAGGACATCCGCCTTGGCACACACGACCACCACGGTGAACGCGAACGCGTCGACGCCGTGCTTGTCCCAGGAGTTCTGGAGACGGCGGCTGTGGTGCTTTCCCGCGCGCAGGTTGGTGTTGTGCAGCTTCCAGCGCGCAGAGAAGTTGTGGGCTGACCCGACGTAGAAGTCGCCGGTCACCTTGTTCGTGATGGTGTAGATGCCTGAGTTCATTCCCCGTTCCAGAACCAGCTGCGCTTCATATCGTTCTGCTCGCGGACGTCGATCCGCTCGAGCATATTGAAGGCTGCCACGAGGACGACTGCAGCGATAGTAAACACCGCACCAAGAATGCCAGCGACCCATGCGAGGATCACTCCGATGAGGTTCCAGTCAATCATTGCTTGCTCTCCGTGATCTCGGCCGTTGTGCCTTCGATGACTATGTTTTTCGCCGGCGCGCTGTCCGCGAAGATGATTTGGATTGCCGTGCGCGGACCACTATCTCCGCCACCTGTGCCCACCTTGTTCTTCGGCAGCAGGTCGCCGGTCTTTACCAGCGCCTCGTAGATGGCCAGCTTCTGCGCGGCCGAGGTGTCAGAGCTCGCGCCGATGCGGATGAGCTCGTCCTGGATCATCTCGGCGCCCAGGCGGGCCTTGGCGACCACCACCCACCCTTCGGCCTCGAGCTCCTTGCGCTTGCTCTCCACGGCCTTCTGGAAGCTCGGGGAGGCGACGAGGCGATCCCAGCGCGGGCCATCCCATCCGAAGCGTGACGCGATCTCCGCGGGGTCTTCGAGACCCTGGGCGATTGACATCACCATCTCGGGCGGGAAGTTCAGGTCCGTCTGCGCGAGGGGGTCGAAGAGGGTGATCTTGCCTTCGCTCATGCCGAGAACAGATCCGGTGCAATGAGCTCGTAGGCTGCCTCGAACACGGAGCCATCCACCACGGCCGTGCCGTCAAGGACGTAGTCGCCCAGCTTCGTGCTGGCGGGGACGAGCGCGTCGAACCCGTTATCGAGGGTAGCGTGGCGCTCCTCGGGGTTGGCCAGCTTGCCGAGGTCCACGACCTTGTGAGCGGTGATCTCGAGGGTGTTGCGTGCGCGGTGGGTGGAGGTCATTGGAGGGTGTGTCCGTTGGATGAGCCGACTCGGTTTTCCAGCTGGTCGGCGAGTAGGCGGAGTGATTCGGCGCATGCCTTGCGCTGCTCCTCGTCCACGAAGCCACCGAACCCCTTAAGGCCCGCGTCGTCCTCGGTGACGTAGAACACAGCCGTGTAGAGGATGTCGTCATCCTCGAGATCGCCGAGGAACTCCTCGATGCGGTCGGTCTGCTCTGGGGTCATTTGGCCGTCCTCAAACACTGCATCTGCATGGCGTGCGAATCGCTGGCACGCGCCACGTAACAGACGACACCGTGCTCACGATCCTCAACCACGTCGAGCGAGTCGGACCACTGCAGCTGGTGCGTCGGCAGGTCGTGTTTGCCTTTGTCCACGATGTCGGAGCTCGATGCGTGCGCGGTGCCGCCGATGAGCGCGGCGAGGATGATCAGAGTCTTCATTGATGCTCCAGGTATTCCTGCAGTGCGCGGCGGACATGCTCGGCTACCGGCGTGCCCTTCGTGGCTGCGTGCTTCTTGATGGCCTCCACCAACGGCTTCGGGAGGAAGTAGTTGCAGCGTTGCATCGGCTCGTTGCGGATCATGTGTTCCTTGTGTCTGGGTGGCCCCGTTACGTGGGGCCGGGCGGATTTGGGCTCGTCCCGACGATTAAGCTGCCGAGCCCGCTTACAGCCGCATGAAGTGCCACGGGTTAGCAGCCCGCAGCGCGCATCGTCAGTAACGCCTTTACAGAACCAATGTTAGCTAGACCGGCGTCGTTTGTGAATACCTTATGAGTAGAAAGTGTGTATAACCGACAAAATGGGCCTTGCTCTCTACGGGATACGTAAAGGGGGTGGCCCCCCCAAGGGCACTGGGTCCAGCCGGTGGGTAGGGGGTGGGGGGCGAGGTGGGCGCGATTAAAGCGGAAACCATGTATGTAGGGCAGCAGTACACACGGTGAGCAGGGAGCTAAAGCCCACACCGTGTTAGCAGGTAGCAGCAAGCGGCAACTCCCGAAGCCGCGAAGGTAACAAGAGGGACGGTGGAACGTATCTACCATGGTGGGCGCACGCCCAAAGTGGACTAGACCCGGAAAGCCGATCGGACCCGACACCGGCCACGCTTTGACGTGGACGTGCAAAACGGGATGGATGACCGGCCGTGTAGGTCGGTGGCGAGAATAACTCGGACAGCGTGAGCCCACTTAGGGCGCGTGACGTTCGACGGCGACTCGGGAGGGCGAAACTCACTGACTACGCGCCGACCCTCAAACGACCCTGTCTGACTAAGCGCGGGGGGTCGTAGCTAACTTGGTTAGCTGCAAGCTGCTTATCGTTAGGCAGCTTGTTCCTAACTTAATAACTCATACGGAGTTTGCATCATGACAAAGCAAATGGCATTCGCAGCGATGGAAGGTAAGGCACTGAGCGCGCTGATCGGCTCGATCGGCAAGGCGGCTGAATCGCTCAACGGCAAGGTCCAACAAGCTGCCGTGCAGTGCGTGGCTCACGCTTTCCTGCATGGTGACGTGCGCCCCGCTACTCAGCTGTTCGAGGCGATGACGAAGGGCATGCGTCGCCAGTCGATCGTCACGTGGTTCGAGGTCAATGGCCCCTTCGCGTTCGACACCAAGAAGAACGCGTTTGGTCTGCATAACCGCGAAGGGTGGGAGGAGCGTCTCACGAAGGAAGGCACGACCGTCGATGGTTACTGCACCAAGTTGCTCACCATCTCGTGGCTTGAGGCGAAGGCGGAGAAGATTGAATCGGAAGTTGACGTCCTCGAATCCATCGAGAAGTTGCTCGCTTCGATTTCCAAGAAGGTCGCCACCGCTCAGAAGGACGGAGCCACGAAGCCGGTGAAGCACGACAAGCTGCGCGACTATCTCGCCGATGCGGTGCTGAAGTACAAGGCGGAGCTCGAAGAGCCGCAACTGGAGAAGCCGCGTCAGGCGGCGTAATCCAAGTTAGCAGGTGGTAGGGAGCTTGTCTCCCTACCCTCTCGCTGTTTTCTGGATACTTGTAGTGTTTCTGGTTTTTGCTCGCTACATATTGAATGCCAAGTGCGATTCATTCAGCCAAGCCAGCCAAGGGTCTCGTTCTTTTATATATCAACTAGTAGGTTATTAGATATATAAAAAAAAGGGATCTACGTGTGCGAGGCGGCCGCGTGGCTTCGATATTTTTTCGGAGCACGAGGTGCACGTAACTCACGTAGAGGGTAGGTCCATCCTTTTGATATGCCCACATATTCCTGTTTTCTGTACTAGATTCCTGCTAACATCTCGCCCACTATGAAATCTTGCGTGCAGGTGTTAGCAGAAACCAACATCTGAATGTACAGGTTCCGTACGAGGATATAGAATCATGCAAGTTAAATCTTGGAGCGGTGGCGTGGCCTGTATGGGCGCACCTGACAATGCCCGTTCGATCGAGCGCACCGTCGGCCCGAAGAACGTAGCGCCCGTGGTGTGGCGCAATGGCGTTCGTTACATGGTGCTTCCAAGCGGCAAGTTGCGCATCGTTAAATAACTCATGCGAAGACCAAAATACCCACAGCCCTTCAGGGATGAGATGCAGGCGAGGAAAGCGCAGCGCGCGGAGGACCTACGCGAGGAGCGCATCGACGACAGCCTACGCAAGAAGCCTCACCCATCTCACCGGCGCAAGTTCCCAGGTATCTACTCGATCACTTTCTGCGGCATGGTGTACATCGGCGCAGCGTCGAATATCTGGAAGCGGTGGCGCGAGCACATGTCACGTTTGCGTCGCGGCCAACACCTGAATGCTGCTATGAGCGCTGCCTATGCAGAGCACGGTATGCGTGTGTTCGTGTTCCAGATACTCGAAGTGGTCGAGCTTCCTGATTTCCTTCATGAGCGAGAGCGCTGGCATATCTCGCACACCGCGAACTGCTGTAACCACGTCGCGCCACACGTCATCGAAGTATGGAGAACAAAATGGCCCGCATAGTCAACAAGAACGTCCACAACTTCTTCATCCCCCGCGAGTGGGTGCTCGACATCAAGGCGAAGCTCGGCGCACCGAACATTAACCCAGCTATCGATGCGGAGTTTGTTTCCCGCATGGGCAAGGATGTCGCCACGTACATGGCGGACTGGAAGCTGGCGAATCCGCACGGCTCGAAGTCGGCCGAGTTCAAGCGCCTGCTCATCGAGTGGTTCGATCCCCCTGCTCCACGCAAACACGAGGCAGCCGGGTCGGACTATGAGACGATCACATCCTCATACCAGCGCACGCTCAAGAAGCGTCTGGAGCTCGCAGCCGAGGGTGTTGGTGTTACCATCCACGAGCTCCAACGCCGCTGCGTGATCGAGTTCCTCGACAGCATGGGCGGCGAGGCAGCAGTACGAATTGGCGCGCACCAGCGCGAGGTAGCGAAGCGCGGAGCGAGCAAATGACCGATGAACAGAAAGCAGCGCTCGATCTGGCAATCCTGAATCTCAGGACTCACGGCGACGACCAGTTGCTGAGCGCCGTGCAACCGCTGATCGAGTTTTACGAATCCCGCGTATTGGCGGAGAGGAAAGAGCCCATGTGCGAGCAATGCGGAGACGGCATCGTTGCGCACAACCCCGGAATCTGTGGAACGTGCTACGCCATCGCCGCCCCTCTCGCCAATCCGAGCGACAAGCAAGAGGCGGTGGCGGAGATTGTTCGATACGAGACGTTCACCGGCCGCACTGCGTGGGACATAAAGATTCGGGACACGTCTCTTAAAAACGGAGCGTTGCTGTATGCCGCCCCTCTCGCCCAGTCCGCAGAGCAAGACAGGATTGATGCGGAGCGTTACAGGTGGCTGCGTGATAGCAACAATTTCCGCGACGGCGGCATCATTGTTGGAAATGCGGAAGGCGAAGAAATCTTGTGGGATACGTCACTCGACGCCGCCAAGGGAGCGAGCAAATGACTGAGCAAGAACGATTTGAAGCGTGGTTCAATAGCCGCCTGAACAGTCCAATGCTTCTTGAGCGCACAGAGCGAGGATACGTTGATATTGCCGCTGATCGTATGTGGCAAGGCTGGCAAGCAGCCCTCGAATCCCGCGTATTGGCGGAGAGTTCGAATAAGGCTGACGAGGAATGGTGCAAGGCATACGCCGAAGAATGGCAAGACACGCTCAAGGAGCAATCCGACCGGATCAAGGAGCTTGAGCGCGTATTGGCGGAGAGGAAGCCGGTTATCGACAAGAGCATGGTCAAGCGCCTGATGGTTCAGCATGGCCTTGCCCACCCCACGCCGGATGATGCAAGCCAGTGGATCAGCGTGAGCGAGCGGTTGCCAGAAGACGATCAGATGGTCGTAGTTTATGACCCTGACAACACCATACTCAAGGTATGGCCTGCGCAGTGGGATGCCGAGAATCAAGCATTTACAGCAGGTAGTCACAAATCGGCTGGCTGGTTCGAAAAGGATGAGGTTACGCACTGGATGCCGTTGCCGAAGCCGCCAGCCGCCATCGACCGAGCAATGCAAGACACGAAGGGAGCGTAGCCACATGGACCACGACTTCACCCGACCGTGGAGTATGGACGAACTCAAGCGCGCGGCAGTCAAGCATCACCTGGAGTACGCACACCAGCAGTTGGCCGCCGCCATCGACTCGGACAACTCGGCCTGTATCGAAGTGTGGGAAGCAGAGGTAGCTAAGCGCACCGCGCAACTCATGGAGTGTTGAAGTAGATGGATCTCAAAACCGCCGCGCTCACCGCGGCCCTGTGCATGCTGTGCTACCTGGGCGGCGTCATCTCGACGATGGCGCTGATTGCGAGATGAACAAATACGACGTCGTCCCCGAAGCCATACGCTTCGCCGCGCGCTACCGCATTAAGTGGGAGCTCGAGCGCCTCGAACCAGAAGCCAAGCTGTGGCGTCAGGCTGGCGACATCCCGCGCGCCATCAAGCTGGAGAGGCGCATCGCCGAACTCATCGCGCAACGCATGGCACTGTGATGCCCTACGACCCTAAGCAAGCGATCGCCGACTGGGAGCGTGCACAGACCCGTAAGGATCTGGAGCATGCGCAGTGGGCGCTGTCCACCTCGATCCACGAGAGCAACAAAGAATACTGGGAAGCGAAGATAGCCGAGCTCACCGCCAAGCTGCTGGAGCTATAACCCGCGCGACACATGTCATGCCGCGCACCACACCCACCTGAAGTAAACCGTAAACGGATAACCAACATGATCAAGCGTATCTACATCCACACCGGCGACGACGCCGCGCAATGCAAGTGCTCCTTTGCCCATCGCATGGTCGGCGATGGCTGCGACGTCTGCAACCCGGAACTGGCCAAGGAGTTGGCTGAGCCCACCGAAGCCGACATGCTCCGCGCCGAGCTCGAAGACACGCAGCGCGTGGCGCACTACCAGCGCGAGACGATCGCCGCCCACCTGAGCAGCATCGACAGCCAGCGTTCGATCATCAAGAGCCTGAGCGAGCGGAACATCGCGCTCACCAAGGAGAACGAGTCGCTCAAGGCTCGCATCCGTGGATACGACGCGGACTGCCACGGCATGCAGCAGCGCATCGTCGCTCAGTCGGATGCGTTGGAAGCCAAGGATGACGTGATCGCCCGCATGCGCGACACCCTCATCGCAAAGGACAAGAAGATCACCGAGCAGGCCGCGGTGATCAACCATCTGAGCAAGGCGAATGTCGAGGAGCTCGAAGACCGCATCCATGACCTGGAAGTGAAGCTCAACTTCGCCCGCGTCGCACTGTCCTAAGTTAGCAAGTTGTGAGGAGGTTGATATGGGATACAGAAGCGACGTGGCCTACCTGATCCGTGGGCCCAAGGACACGATGATGGGACTGCTGGCTCAGATCAAGGTGGCCGAGCCTCACCTGCAGGAAGCGCTCAAGGATTGCGTGGTGACCGAGCAGCCCAGCAAGCACTGGGTGTACGAGGATGGCAAGAGTCATGAGGTGACTGTACCGACGGTGACGGTGGCTTTCCATATGCAGGGTGTGAAGTGGTACGACTCGTATCCATACGTCCAGAACCACGAGGCGCTACGCAGGTACTTCGCCGACGCACACGAGGAGCACAACGACAGCTACGAGATTGACACCCGCTTCGTGCGTATTGGCGAGGAGACTGGGGACATTGATGAAACCGATACTGGCGATGACCACTGGGACCTGCACGAGCGTCTCAATGTCAGCGTAAGCCTGGTGATCGACGAGGGATCTTCGTTTGACGAAGCCATGGAGATCCGAGAAGGCGTGGAACCCGACGATGCCTAAAGTCGACCGCGCAGCCACGTGGATACTGGAACACCTGCGCACCAACGGACCGTCCACGAAGGTAGCGATGCGGGCCGAGGCCCCGGATGACGTCGCCGCCTCTGTTGGCCCGCGGCTGTCCGCCCTCGCCTCACTGGGCAAGCTGGACACCCGCACCATCGGCGAGAAGTTAGGTAAGCCGGTGCTGGAGTATCGCCTAGCCGGGAGCACGCAGCGCACGACGTCCACGTCGTTCCGCTCCCATGAGATCCTCGACGCGTTCCTCGCGGCCGCGCGCCGGCAGCTGGGCGTCGAGGAGAGTTACCTCGACCGGATCAGGAAGGAGCACGCGTGAGCAACGTAGCCATAGCCACCGAGATGGCGCGGATGAACCTGCAGAACAAAATCCGTTTCTGGCAACACGAGCTCGCGCACTACGGCTATGGCGGCGACATGCCATTCAGCCGTGCCTTCATCAAGCGCGAGATCGCGCGCCTCACCGCCCTACTCATGGAGTTGAGATGAGCAAATCACATGTCATGCAGCTGGACGTGCTGTACGCCGCGTTCACCGGATTCTTTCTGGCCCTGTTTCTCTTCGCGCTGTGGGATCTACACCACATCATGGTCCTCATCGACCTCTGGTTAAGTTAGCAAGTTGTGTGTATGATGTGCGCACATGACGGAGGGTGCGATGATTCCTGGACATCCCGACCTGCGGGAAATCAACCACCAGCTGGTGGTGTGGCAACGGTTGCTTGAGAGTGTGGAGGCCGGGCGACGCACCGGCTTCAACCGAGATGTATGCGAGAAGCGGCTCGCGTTCTGGACCGCCAAGCTACTGGAGGCACGAAGTGGACAAGGCTGACAACGAGGACCGTTTCAACGCAGACGTTCATACGCTGCATTTCGACAAGCGCACACGTGATGAGGCAGTTGAGTTCATTCGACACTACACCGGCCGAGTCATGAGCGACGATGTCAAGGCTCGCGACCACTATCGACTTCGGGTGTGGACGAAGTATCTGGAGGAGCTCGATGGGCGAGACTGAAATAGCAGTTCGAATCGCGTCGGTCTACCACGTCATCGCTTCTCGAAACCCGAAGCCGACGAGGGACCGAGCGGAAGAGCGGGTTCAACACTACGCAGCGCGCCGGCTGGAAGGTAGCACCAACACCCTCACACGGATCTGGCTGGCCGCGTGGGTTAGGTATCTGGAGGAGCTCGATGCACAAGGATGAGAAGCTGATGTTGGTCCTATATGGCGTGGCGGTGCTCGCGCTATGGGTTTCGCTGTTCGTGAAACCGTGGGATGTCGTGTCTACGACCATGTCGGCGCTCGGCGCCATCATCTCCACATGTTGTTGGATGGCGCTGTACCGCAAGGTCAAACAGAACATCGTCGACAGAGTTATCCGAAGACTTGAACGAGGTGAGCAGTGACGTTTCTCAGGCAGCGCACGCCGACGCGGCGCCAAGCAGACAAGAAGTTCAACGCACGATTGGGGGAAGCAGTGCGATTCACACCGACGCCCTGGGCGGGCAAAGAGTGGGCCATCTACGACGGCGAGTTGCGCAAGAACGTAGAGTTCGGCACCAAGGGTTTCTGTATGTCGAAGGCGGGGCACCTGAACAATGAACATGCGCGATCAATCTTTGAGAGCCCGTGGCCTGTCGCCGATGGCGCTGAGCCGCGGCTGGAAGGCGATCATGCTGGACAGGACGATCATGCGAATGTCCGGCGAAACTTTCGACCGTGTGCCCTACTGGGCGGCGCTGCTTAGCCAAGCGCACCACATCAACTGCCCGGCTGACCAGATAGAGTACATCGAAGAGCAGCTGGCGATCGTAGTGGCAAGGAGGATGGAGTGAGCAACACCTTCACCGAATTCCAGGTTGAGACGATCATCGAGGTAGCGTTGTGGGCCGGGGAGCATCCCGAGCACGACCTCGAAGAGATTGAGGGCGGCAGCTACGAAGGGCTGGCCGAGTGGATCAAGCAGCGCGCGGCTGAGTTCGACGAGGCGCACAAGGACACCGACTGGTCTTGTCAGGGCGACTTCTACGAGGCCGTGCCCGCCTGGCTCACCGCGTACATCGTTGCGAAGCGAATGAGTTAGCAAGTTCACGCAGTACACGTAACACATGTCATGCAGCAAACCACCAACCACTGATTAACTTAAGGATCAGACATGAAATTCTCCGACATCCACACCTCCATCACGGCTCAGTTCAAGACCACCAACCGCATCGCCCCGTTCATCCTCGGCAAGCCGGGCGGCGGCAAGACGGAACTGGCCCGCAAGGTGGGCCGCGACCTCGGCTTCGACCAGGTGATCGAGTTCAACGCGTCGCTGCGCGACCCGGTCGACCTGCTGGGCACGCCGCGCAACGCCGGCGAGTTCACCGAGTGGGTGCCGCCGAAGGAACTGTACCGCCTGAAAGAAGGCCGCAACCTCCTCATCCTCGAGGAACTCAGCGACGCCACGGTGCCGATGCAGAACGGCCTGTGCGGACTGATCCACGACCGTAAGCTCAACGACCTGCAGCTGTCGCCGGACACCTACATCATCGCGACGGGCAACCGCACCGAGGACAAGTCGGGCGCGAACCGCATCACCTCGAAGCTGGCCAACCGCATGCGCCGCTTCGACTTCGACGAGAACCTCGACGACTGGTGCGACTGGGCGCTCGGCGCGGGCATCGACGTCATGCTCATCCAGTTCCTGCGCTTCAAGCCGAACCTGCTCTCGGACTTCGACCCGAACCGCTTCTGCAACCCGACGCCGCGCGCATGGGAGCGCGTCAACATGATCCCGGAAGATCTCGAGCCGGCGCTCTTCATGGATAACGCAGCCGGTGAAGTCGGCGCGGGCGCGGCAGCCGAGTACACGGCGTTCCGCAAGATCGCAAGTTCGCTGCCTTCTATCGACAGTGTGCTCATGAATCCGGCTACGGCTGAAGTGCCGACCGACGTGGCTGTCCTCTTCGCGATGGCTGGTGCGATCTCGATGCGCACGTCGAAGGATAATATCGATCGCGTTTCAGAGTATATGAATCGCATGCCAATCGACTTCAGCGTCCTCATGATGAACGACATTGTTAAGCTCCACCCCGAGGTCAAGACGACGAAAGCGTTCGTGTCGTGGGCAGTAAAGAACGCGAGTGTCCTCGTCTGATATGGCGCGCGGCAAGTGGGCTAGAAATTTCGGCTTCACCGGCAAGGAGATGTTCACCGTCGACACCGGGCTGCAGGCGGACGGTACGCCCACTGGCTGGTATGTCCGCACCGATGGGAAGATCGACGGTATCTGGCGGGTGTACTACCCGCCGGACTACGCCTACTTTTCAGAGCGTCCATCTTGGGTGCTCGCCAGGTTCGCACCAGGTGGAGAGTGGTGGTGCGCCGTGGTCAACAAGACCGAGCAGCGCGTGGGCCCCTTCCCTACCAAGGCATCCGCGCTCGCAGCACGGAGGATGTTATCAGCATGAAGATCATAACCAAGCGATTGGAGACGGACGACAACTACGCCTCGATCCGGTACGAGAACGGCCACATCACATGGTTCGAGGAGAGCCGGATGTACCACTCTCAGCACGAGAAGACCGGAGACGGCCCAGACATATACAAGGTGTATGGCGAGCCCGGCTGGCGCGTCGAGGGCGACCACGACACGAAGTACCCGACGCGGCTTATCGCTCTGATCGCAGCGAGGATGGGATGAAGATCATCGAGAAGACCAAAGAAGACGAGGGTAACTGGCCGAACTACGTGCTGGAGAACGGTTGGAGGGTTGTTCGTGAGACGTACCGCAACGACCACTTCAGCTACTTCTATGGCTTGTGGATCGGTGACTCCAAAGCCGAAGTCATTCGCCGATACCCGAACGGCAAGTGGTGCCTATTCCCGGACTTTGGCCTGCGTTTCAGCTGCCGCAAGGATGCGGTCGCCGAGTGGGTAGCGCAACGCATGTCGCAGTAAGCACCACAACACTAACTAACTTGAGGCACGCAATGGACATGACTCTCCCCCCGAACATCGGCATCAAGGCCACGCAGTTGAATGAGAAGGCGATGCTCGTCAAGCTGACGATGCGCCGCGCTCACATGTCATCGCGCGACCAGGCTGCCGAGGAGATCGTGCAGAACCAGCTGAACGACGCGTCGCTGGTGGTCAACAGGAAACTGTTTCGCGACAAGGCCAATCCGGTGAACCGGATTCTGACGGCCGCGAGCGAGGTGTACACAGCGCACAAGAAGATGACGCTGCCGTACATGGACGCCGGCCCGCGCATCCTCGCCAACGGGATGTACATGGAGTACACGAAGGCGATGAAGGAGCGCATCGCGCACCTCGAAGGGATGATCGAGCAGACGCTGGCCAGCTGGGACCAGCACGTGGCGGCCGACATCTCGTTTCGCAGCCGGTCATCCAGTGGCGGCCGGGCAACAGTCGAGGACTACCCCACCGCTGAGCAATTCAGGGAGCGCGTGGGATTCGACCTGCGCTTCTCCCCCCTGCCGGACGAGAGCCACTTCCTGTTTGACCTGTCGGAGGAAGACAAGGCGGGCTTCGCTTCGTCGATGAAGGAGATCGCCGCCGGCGCGCGCCGCGATTGCATCATGCGGATGTTAGCACCTGTTGACCACTTGATTAGTAAGTTGCGCTTGCCCATTGGCGAAACTGGGAGTATCTTCCGTGACTCGGCGATCACCAACGTGGTCGAAGGGTGCGAGATCGCCCGCAAGCTCAACATCGACGACGACCCCCAGATCACGGCGGTGATCGGAGAGTTGAACCGCGCGATCGCCAAGATCAACGATGCGAAGGATGCAGTGCGCGAGTCGCAGCCCACGCGCGAGGCCGCAGCGAAGAAGCTGGTCGAGCTCCAGGCGAAGCTGGCACCGTTTATGGGGATGGCATGAAACGATTGAGCAGCAAGGCACGCAGGGACCGTAGTCGGCAGAACTTCTTCGAGTACCTCACCGTGGAGGTTGTGCTGCTCCGCATGGCGGGGTGTCCGACCGAAGAGTTGAAGGCGTTCGAGAACCCCAAACACCGCGACCGTGAGGTACTCAAGTCGAAGCTGAACCGACTGAAAGCCTACGTGGTTGACGGGAAGTATGTGTATTCCAACAGGGTCTTCAACTACGGCATGCAGCCCTCGCAGCGGACGCATCCAATCGGAGGATGAAATGACAACGAAGCGTGAAGAGAACTGGATCGCGATCCAGCCGGGGTATGACTGCCACATCCTCCTGCCGGCCTCGAAGGCCACGGAGTTGCTGGCCCACATGCTCCAGCTGCAGCACAAGTACGTCGACGGCAGCTACGTGTGGACGGTGGTAGGCGATCGGGAGCACACCAAAATCCAGATCGTCGAAGCCGACCTCATCACCGCCGCGCGCGTGGCTGCGAAGTTCGACGACAAGTAGAACACCAACAACCAACTCACTCAATAACCATGAAAACCGTATCCAAGTTGGACAAGGCCAAGGCCGCGGTCGTTCTCGACCACCCGTTCTTCGCATCGATCCTGCTGCGCCGCCCGATGGTGGCGCGTAAGGACATCCCGATCCTCGCGATCGACAAGCGCGGCACGATCTACTACAACCCAGACAGCATCGAGAAGTTCACGGTGCCGCAGCTGGTGTGGGGCCTGTGCCACGAAACAATGCACTACATGGGTCAGCATATGAACCGCGCTGGCAGCCGAAAACACAAGAAGTGGAATGTCGCCTGTGACGCTTGGATAAACGATACCTTGACGAGCGCAGGGATCGGCCAGCCCATCAAGGGCACGGTGAACATGCCGGGCTCGAAGGACAAGACGTGCGAGGCGATCTACGATGAGCTCCCCGACCAGCCCGAAGGTGGCGAAGGTAGCGGAGAGGGCGAAGGTAGCGGGGATAGCCAAGGCGGCATGGGCGACGACGTCCTCGATGAAGGCGCACCCGTCAGCGAGAGCGAAGCCAAGCAGATGGAGGCCCAGGCCAAGATCGAAGTGGCTGAAGCGGCGCAGGCAGCGAAGATGCGCGGCAAGCTGCCCGCCGCGCTAGCTGAGTTCGTCGCCGATTTTCTCGACAGCAAGACGCCCTGGTTCGACATCCTCGAGCGGCACATGACCGCGCTCACCGCCACGCACATGTCATGGCAACGTCCGAACCGCCGCTACGCGCTGAGCGACCTGTATCTGCCGAGCATGGCCAAGGCCCCGACGATGGGCGAGTTGTGCTGTGTGGTCGACGTCTCGGGCTCGATCTCGCAGACGGAGCTCGCCTACTACAACGGCCACCTCTCGCGCATCGTCGAGCAGTGCAACCCCGAGAAGGTCCACGTGCTCTACGTCGACACGCAGTGCCAGAAGTATGTCGAGTTCGAGCAGGGCGAGCCGGTGGCGCTGGAGTTCTACTCCGGCGGCGGCACGCACATGCCGGCCGCGTTCCAGTTCATGGCCGAGCATGGCATCGACCCCTCGGTGACCGTGTTCCTCACGGACGGCTACACCGGCTTCGACACGGACCCCGGCATGCCGGTGGTGTGGTGCATCTCTTCCAACGTGGTGGCCCCCTATGGCGAAACCGTGCACTTCGAACTCGAGCATTAACCCGCCGGCCATCGAGGACCCATGGATCTGGTACGCGACCACCAACAACGACGTCTTCTGGCTCTACAAGGGGTCGCGCGCGGTGACGAAGATCGAGCAGATCAATCGGATCGGTAGTTGGTCGTTGTGGTACTGGGGTGCACAGGAACTAACGTTCGACTCGCTTGGGGACGCAAAGGCCGCCGTGTTAGCGATCGTGAGGATGGGAGCATGAGGTGGTATGACAATGATCTGGACAAGCACTTCCGTATGTACGACGAGCACGATGTCATACAGGCGATAGTGTTGGCGAAGGACTTCGACGGATACCACGCTCGTGCGCGTCGGAGCAACGGCACCGGCGTCGACGACGGCGATTTCGACGCGATCGAGGAGGCGAAGGCATGGTGCCTAGCGATAGCGAGAATGGGCTGACCTGGCGCGCGTGCGGCTTCACCATCGACGGCGCGACGGACCAGTGGGCGCTTGATCTCGGCAACGGCGAGGATGGCGCAGTGGTCTGGGAGGTTCAGGACCTGGACCGCCAGTTCTACTACGTCCTCCACACTAGCGGGATCTCAGAGCCCCACCCCACGCTCGAGGCCGCGCAGGAAGCCGCCCTCGCAGCCTGGGTAGCGGAGAGGATGAAATGATCGAGTGGCATAGGGATATCAGCCGCGATGGATGGTTCGGCGCGGTGCCAGGTCACAACGCGGCGGTCATCATCTGGCGCGAGGTGGCGCACCCACACCGCATCACCATGATCAACATCTGGGACGGTGGTGGGCGCTGGATTGGAGACACAGTCGAAGAAGCCAAGCGGGCCGCAGTCGCACAACTTGTCTTATGGAGGATGGAACATGGGCATCAAAAGAAGCCCTGAAGTCGGCGTGCAGGTGGTCGAAGTCACGCAGCAGGCCGGGCGGCCGAAGTACCGCGTGAACATCACGCTCGACCGCATGCAGTGGAAGTCGGTCGAAGTCGACGAAGCGTTGTCTGTTGGCGACGCCATCGCGTTAGCAGTTGTCGAATTGAAGTTAGCAGGTGTATCCTTGCAACCCAACTGAGGCACAGCATGTTTACTTACTCACAGCTTGAAGAAATCTGGAACACGCGTCGCAAGGGCAACGAGCACAAACCGCTCACACGCCACGGCCTGCGTAACTGCGACCTGGAAAAGCGAGGCAACGACTTCGCCATCTACTTCCACCGCAACCTGATCGTCATCGTCCAGCCGGACAATATGATGACGCTGCACAGCCACGCCTGGTACGACTCGCCGACGACTCGCGAACGTATCTGGTGTATCTCGCGCGTGAGCGTCACCTCGGACCGCAAGACAACAGGCCTCGAGACCACGACGCGACTCAATGGCCTGCCCCTCACCAATGGTATGAAGTTCCGCAACGGAGTGTGTCTAAACCCCGAGATCTGCGTCGACATCATCCACACTTTGCCGCGCTCCGCGGTAACCGAGGTCTCGATGCGTATCGCAAAGCTCAAGGCCATCGCCGCTTCCATGGCGCGTATCGCCGCGCTCGAACGCATGGACGGCCGCAAAGACTTCGGCTCCATCAACTTCGAAGACCCGCAGTACGCCGACGCATGCACGGTCTACCGCGCGGGCTGGGAGCATCTCGACTATTACAAGCGTGAGAACCAACTCACCTGCCTGCAGGCAGGCTTCAAGCGCGTCCGCCAGTGGCTGTACGACGACCTCAACATGCGTGTCGCTAAGGAGATCCGCCATGGGCACGATCAGCGCATCGCTGCTTGATAAGCACCGGGAGATCAACGTAGATCACGACTGGTGGGATTTTGTCTATGAGGACTGGTTCGGTCCGAACGGCAAGTGCAAGAAGTATGGCCTGAACGTCAGCGTCATCGACGCCGAGTTCTCCGGTTTCTCCTGCCAAGGCGATGGTGCGTCGTTCACTGGCTCGATCGAGTGGAAGCCGTTCCTCGAGGCGCACCCTGAGCTCCGTGAGCGCTACAGGTCGGTGATGCACTTCATCGACGAAGGCGATATCTGGGGCACACTCAAGCGCCACACCGGCCGGTACAGCCATAGCAACATGGTGTATCTCGACATCGACGACGCCATCGACAACATCTACGACGAAGATGAGGAGCCAATCCGCCACTTCGCCATGGAGGAGTTGCTCGACCAGATGCGCACCGAGATCGGCGATTTTCAGGATGACGTGCTGCAGATCTGCCGAGGCTATATGGATGAGCTCTACGGTGAGCTCGAAGAAGAGTACGAGTACCAGACGAGCGACGAGGCTGTAACCGACACGCTCGAGTGCAATGGGATCTACGACGAAGAGGAAGACGATGACACCGATGAAGACGACGATGCCGAGCCTGCCGATCACGAACCCGAAGTTCAGGTACACGCCGTCGCATAGCACCGACATCCGCGAGACCTTCAAGAAGCACGACCGCCTCAACAACCGCAGCAAATAACTCACCAACCAACAAGGAACTTACTGACATGAACGTTCAAGAAGTTGCAGCAGCCAAGGCCCTGATGATCCTGAAAGCCGCCGGCGCCCGGTTCCACATCAAGATGTCCGATGGCATCGAGTATGGCGAGCCGATCGTAGAAGGCAAGCCGCGCAAGAAGGTCGGGCCGAGCATCCTGCACCACTATCAGGAGCCGATCGAGAGGATGGAGGTGGGCGATGTGGTCCAACTCGCCTACCCCGCTGATGTAGACCGCGTGCGATTCAAGACGAACGCGCAGTCCTACGCCCGTAACAAATTCGGCCCCGACTCGTGCGTCGTGGGCAAGACCGACACTCATGTGGAGATTCTCCGTGTCCAATGAAGAAACGAAACGTCTCGCGCGCGTCGAGTCGCGCCTTTGCCAACTGATGCTCCACATGGGGCTTGATCCGAATGAGAGAGTCTACGATGCGCCCTTCGAAAGCGGGTCCCCTCAACATCCCGCAGACGGTCACCCGTATGCACCGCGCCATGGCGCACCGGGATGCCGTCGAGCCTGAGAGCGAGGCACATGTCATGCTCCAGGCGGCGATCGACACCATCCGCTCGGTGCTGATCATCTACCTCGGGCACGGCGTGGAGCCGCGTATCCAGTCGCGCCACATGGAAGGCGTCGAGCACTTCAATAAGGTGCTCACGTCCTTGGACATCAACTAGATCGAGGCGCCCACGTTAGCACGTGGGCGGTAATGAGTGAGCCTAATCCCATCGGCTGGGGCACTAGCCAACTACTTCAAGTCCAACAGAGAGGCGCAGAGCGCCATGAACCAACAGGCAGCCGCGATGGCAAACAGTATCTCGTCGATCACCAGCACCCCGTTTGAAATCTACAACCCGAGCATCCTTACAAGCACAGGCATCGGCATGGGCGCACAAGGAATACAAGCGGGGCAGGCGCCAAAGAAGCCGGACGGCAGCTTCTCGATCACCCTCGAGAAGATCGAGGATGGCTATGTCGTCCACGTATCGCAGGGCACGCCGTACGACAACAACCTGCGTACCAGCAAGCGATACATCGCTGCGGAGCTTGACGAGGCGCTCGACAAGGCCAAGGCCGGTATTGTGACCTTCGCGCTGGAGAAGTGATGGGAGTGCACGGCGTAATCGCAGCCGCCGCGCCGATGGCCTCGATACTGCCCGACCGCGCGCCGTCATGGACCGTGACGCTTACGCAGACCGATAACGGATATCACCTCGTTGTCGCGAGCCATGGGAAACCACTCAAGCAGACAACCCGCATTGCAACTGACCTGGAGGACGTCGCCGCGCAGATGCTGGCGGCGATCGCCACACTGAGGATGGAGAAGTAACGTGCCCGGCAACAAGAAGTCACGCAAGAAATACAAGCCCGTCGTGCGCCTCGCGCTGCCGATGACCTACGGCATCACCAAAGAGGCGTCGATGTGGCTGCAGATGTCGCCGCACCAGCACCTCGAGGAGTTCCGCCGCGGCGATGCGGGCGAGCAGGCGTGGCACACGCTGGTCTGCCGACTCAACATCGGCCTGACGCTGGCGCACGAGTTCTTCCCGCTCGCTAAGCAGGACATGGCGGACGCGCTGCAGGCCATGCAGGATGTCGGCGCACGCCATGACTTCCTCAAACAGTGGGGGATGTCCGGCGACCAACTGAAGGTGGTTGGCGTCGGGCTGAGCCTATGTGACGACATGCAAAATTCGGTGACTCGCCGGGAGTTCTCCAAGGCAGTCGACGAAGTATTCGAGAGGGCGGCTGTATGACCCCCAAGGAAGAGGACAAGGACGAGCTTAAGTGGTGGACAGCCCGGCTGGAAATAGCGCGCGACGACAACGAGCGCCGGCTGTGCGAGCGATGCATCGCGCTAATCACCGCGCGGCTAATCGAGAACAACTATGACTGACATCGTAACCGGCGACTTCGAGACGTACTACGCCACCGACTATAGCCTCACGCGTCTCACCACCGAGGCATATATCCGCGACGAGCGGTTCGAGGCGATCATGTTGGGCCTGAAGGTGAACGACGAGCCGGCGTACATCGTCGACTCGACCGACATCGGCGCGGCGCTGCGCGACCTGAACCTCTCCAACAAGAAGTTCCTCGCGCACCACGCCGCGTTCGACGGCGCCATCCTCGAGTGGCGCTACGGCGCGCGGCCCGGCATGTACCTCGACACCCTGTCGCTCGCGCGGCCGGTGACAGGCAACACGGTGGGCTGCTCGCTCGACGCGCTCACCAAGAAGTTCACGACGAGCGAGAAGGGCAAGGAGGTCGTGATGGCGCGTGGTAAGCGCCGGTCTGACTTCACGCCGGCCGAGTTCACCGCGTACGCCGGCTACTGCAAAAACGATGTGGAGCTTACCGCCCTGCTCTACCAGATCCTGCAGCAGTTCTCCACGCCGCAGGAGCACTACATCATCGACATGATGCTGCGCATGTTCACCGATCCGGTCTTCGAGCTCGATCGCACCACGCTCATCGAGCACCGCAACCAGGTGCAGGCGCAGAAGGCGCGGCTGCTCGAGAAGGTGGAGGCGTTCTGTGGCGCTGATGGATTGATGAGCAACGACAAGTTCGCCGAGGTGCTCGATCGCCTGGGCGTCGAACCACCGATGAAAGTATCGGTCGCCAAGACGAACAACGCCACGAAGAACCCGAGCGGCGAGCCCGTCTACACCTACGCGTTCTCCAAGCAGGACGAGGCGTTCAAGGCGCTGCTCGAGCACGAGGACCCCATGGTGCAGGCCGTGGTCGCCGCCCGTCTGGGCGTGAAGTCCACCATCGAGGAGACGCGCGCTGAGTCGTTCCTGGGTATACAGATGCGCGGGCTGCTGCCTGTTTACTACCACTACTGGGGTGCGCACACTGGCCGCGCGTCCGGCGGCGACAAGGTGAACCTGCAGAACCTGACCCGCGGCGGCAAGCTGCGCGCCAGCATGAAGGCCCCGCCTGGCCACGTCGTCGTGGCATGCGACTCCGCGCAGATCGAAGCGCGCGTGGTGGCATGGTTAGCGGGTCAGACCGACCTTGTCGAGCGGTTCGCCGCCGGCGCGGACATCTATTCCGAGTTCGCCACGGACATCTACGGCTACCACGTCGATCGCAAGAAGAACACCGAGCATAAGGTGCAGGGCTTCGTTGGCAAGACGTGTTTCGCAGCGAACACTCGTGTATTAACAAACCGTGGTGCCGTAGATATCATCGACGTACAACCTACGGATTTGGTATGGGACGGAGAAGAATGGGTACGACACTCGGGGGTGGTCTTCCAAGGGGAGAAGGTGACGAAGGAATTTGCCGGAGTCCGCGCGACACCGGATCACGAAATCCTGACGGAACATGGATGGCGGGAGTGGAGCGAGGTCAGTACAAGCCCTTCCCTTTTCCAATCGGCGCTGTCTTTGGCTGGCTCACCATCACAGGATGGGAGCGCCACCATAACAAGCTCGGGAAGTCAGCGGGCTTCCACCCTGTTTGCCGATGCGTCTGTGGCTGGACAGGAAAGGTTGATCGACACAGCCTTAAGGCCGGGCGGTCCACGCGGTGCAACGCCTGCGCGAAAATCGCTGCGAGCACCAAGCGGTACTGGTGCTACAAAAACGCCATGCCTGACGACGAGCATCGAACTCGACTGCTCAATCGACTCTCTAGTGCAATCGCGCGCTGCCACAACCGTGGTAACCGTGCGTACCACGGGTACGGTGAACGTGGCATCGCAGTCTGCGATGAGTGGCGACGAGACCGCGCGGCCTTCTTGTGGTATGTCCAAACCGTCCCAGGGTGGGACGACCCAGAACTCGAGATGGACCGAGAGAACAACAACCGAGGATACGAGCCTGGTAACATCCGCTTCGCCACGCGAAAGGAGAACGTTGCTAATCGCAGAGAACTCGCCACGCTGGAGCGAAGAATCAGAGAGCTCGAGGCAGAGGTTGCCCGTCTTCGATCTGGCGAACGCGGGGCCGAGGAATAGGTTTGTCATCGTTACCGACTCCGGACCAGTGATCGCGCACAACTGTATTCTCGGCCTCGGTTTTGGGATGGGAGGCGACAAGCTGGACACCACCTTCCGAAAAGAGAAGGTCGACGGCGGGGTAGAGTTCGCGAAACACTGCGTGGACACCTACCGACAGAAGTATGGTGAGATCGTCAAGCTGTGGAAAAAATGCGACAACGTGCTTAAAGATGTTTGCAATGGGTACGAAGGGTATGTAGGCGTCGGCGTCGAGCTTTTGTGGAACCAGGATGGTATCCACCTGCCCAACGGCATGCTGATCCGCTACCCCGAGCTCAAGCGCGGCAAGGATGGCTTCGAATACAAGACCAAGCGCGGCTGGGTCAAGCTGTACGGAGCGAAGGTAGTTGAGAACATCGTGCAGGCGTTGGCGCGAATTGTCGTTTTCAATCAAATGGCTATGATCGACCAGCAGCTGCGCCCGCTGGACGCGCCCAGGCAGCGCCACCGCGTCGCCGCGTCGACACACGACGAAGTGATCGGCATCGTGCCGGAGGATAAAGCTAACTGGATGGTCAACTTGATGCTAACGATTATGCGGAAAGTCCCTAAATGGGCATACGGTCTACCTATTAACTGCGAGGCAGAGTATGGTCTGACATATGGCGACTGTAAGTGAGATATCGCACATACCTATTAACCCTGTCGGTTGTAACTTCTCACAACGTGTGTATAGTGTATGTATTAGTCACAATCTATATACATAAAGCCATGATTTCTTATGACCAACAGCGCGCCAAGGCTGCTGTCGAGTACTTGGTAAATACGACCTATTTCCCGCACCGCGTCCGCGGACTGCGTACGGAGGTGAAGCGCCCGCGCGCACTCCCCTATAAAGGAGATGAAGAAGTGCTCAACGAACTGCTCGTGATCGGCCGGCAGAGCGAGCAGGCGATGGAGAACCTGATCGCGGTGGCGGAGTTCAAGCGCGATCAGGACCGCAACGCGTACCAGCGCCAATATATGGCTGCGCAGCGTCGCCGGTTCCGTTGGGCGGTGGAGCTCGAGGAGCGACGCACCGGCGCCAAGCTGGGGCTCGATGAGCGCAACCGCCTCGCCCATGAAGTCCAGGCCATCTGGCTCGAGGAGCGCGACGCGTACGTTGAGCGGCGTGCCGAACAGTGGATCGCTCAGCATGGCGGCGAAGTATCGTATGATGATCGCCGGATCTTCATCGAGCAGTTCTGGGACCAGAAAAATCAGGAGCTCCAGGCCATGCTTTCTGAGGTGCCGAGCGCGGATCATGTCATCCGAAAGAAGCGTCGAACCGTTACTGTCAGCACACCTACAACAGTCATGGGGCAGGCACTTCAAAAAGCGATTGACATTACCAAATGAAGGTTTATGATCCGTACACGTTCAGCAATTGAGTAACTGTTTGCAACCAACAAGGTAAAAAATACCATGCCCGACATGAAGGCGTGGACATACAGCCAGCTGGACGGGTTCGAAACCTGTCCTCGGCAGTACCACGCAAAAACAGTGCTGCGGCGGTTCAAGTTCGAACCGACCGTGGCAACCGAATGGGGCGACAAGGTTCACAAAGCGTTTGAAACGGCCATCGAGGACCACACCCCCCTCCCGGACGGCATGACGCAGTGGCAAGGTATAGCGAACGCGCTAACAGCTATGCCCGGAACCAAGTTAGTCGAGAAGAAGTTAGCAGTAGACAGGAACTTTCAGGCATGCGATTACTGGGGAGCGTGGTCACGGGGGAATGTCGACTTGACCGTGATCAACAAAGACCACGCCGTCTTGGTCGACTACAAGACTGGCAAGTACAAGCCGTCCGAGCAGTTGATGTTGTATGCGGGGTATGCCTTTGCGCACTGGCCGCAGTTATCGTCGGTGCAGACTGGGTTCATATGGTTGAAGAGCAAGAAGGTTGAGAAGAAGACGTACAAGCGGGACGAGGTGCCGGTGATCTGGCAGGAGTTCACACCCCGCGTGAGACGTCTCGAATTGGCCTATGAGAAAGACCAGTGGCCCGCTCGGCCTAGCGGGTTGTGTAACGGCTGGTGCCCAGTAACTGATTGCGAACACTACAAAGCAAAATGAATCTCCTGCAGCAGACCGAATTCACGGCAGTATCGTGCGCCGACTTGATCGCACATGTCATGCTTAAGCCGGAACGCCACTCCTCGCTGGAGCGCGAACTGGCCCAACGCCTGTGGCTTGCCACGATGGAGGAAGACGACGATGGCCTCGACGCCTGAAGGTCGTGTTAAAGCAGACATCAAGAAGGAACTTACTGCCCGCGGGTTCCAGCCCGCCGGTGGCAAGGAGCCCGAAGCGATGACTGGGTGGTACTACATGCCCGTCTCCAATGGGATGGGCACGCACGGGATACCGGACTTCGTCTGCTGCTGGAAGGGCCTGTTCTTTGGCATCGAAGCGAAGGCGCCGAAGGGTGAACCTTCGCTGCAGCAGCTGCGCCGCCACACCGAGATCAAGAACGCTGGCGGCCTTATCCTTGTTGTGGATGACGTTAGCAGGTTGAAACAGTTTTTTGACGAGTACGAGCTAGATGTCAGCCGACACCATTGATAACGCCTCCGAGGCGGAAGAACTCATGACGCGCGCCGCGATCTCCATGGTCGTGGCGAAGAATAAACCGATCGAGCCGAGCGCCGAGTGCCTGCAGTGCGGCGAGCCAATCGAGCAGAACGACGTGGTGCCGCGCCGCTGGTGCGACCGCACCTGCCGAGATGACTGGGAGCGGTCGAAGAAATGATCACTGCGGAACTGGATGAGCCGGCTGTCGGCGCCGAGCAGTCGGGATACAACCGCCTCTGGGCGGCCGTGCTGCTGCAGGCGATCCGCGACATGAGCGCGGTCGACAACATCGAGCGTGGCTTGAAGGACACCCGCGCGGGGGGTTTCAGCGCGATCAAGCTCAAAGAGTGGTTCGCCAGTGATGAGCTCAAGCTCGGCTCGTTCGCGTGGATCTGCAGCTACCTCGGCCACAACCACGCGCGCGTTCGAGAGATTGTCGCGAAGAATCCACAAGTGCTAACTGGAACGAGGAAATAGTTATGGCGCGGAAGCCGACGGAGTATGACAAGAAGTACAATGCCGCCTACGAGGCAAGGCCGGAGCAGGTTAAAAATAGAGAAGCGCGTAATTTAGCGCGGCAGCACGCACTAAAAGCTGGGGTTGTACATAAGGGCGACGGCAAGGATATCGATCATAAGAAGCCGCTGATTGATGGCGGGTCCAACAGTAAATCGAATCAGCGCGTCGTGAGTGAGAAGACCAACCGGGGGTGGCGGGCAGGCAGTGCCTCCTACAACCCGAATAAACAGAAGAAGTAAATCACATGCTAATTTGGCAGCCTAAGAAGTGCGTGCTATTTAGGTTAAAGAATCCCAGCCGTATTTTGGAAGTCATCCCAACTGCCAAGTTGGTTCGACACCAGGGAGAAGTCCTCGTCGCAGTCCCTCATCGGCCCGATGAGACTGCGGTGCTGCGCAACTTAGGCTGGAACGTCCCCTCTCCCATTGGCTTCTACTACGACTGGCCGGGACCCTATAAGCCTTTTGATGCACAGCTGAAGACCTGCGAGTTTGCCTCTCAGCACACCCGCTCGTTCATCCTCAACTCGATGGGAACTGGGAAAACCACAAGTGCCCTCTGGACCTACGACTACCTTCGCTCAGTTCGCGCAGTCAGCCGAGCACTGGTTGTGGCTCCGCTATCTACACTTGAGCGTACATGGGCCGACACTGTATTTCGGTCCTTCCCACATCTATCGTGCGCTGTGCTCTACGGGAGTGCTCAACGGAGAAAGAAACTCCTGGCTGCCGAGCACGACATCTACGTCGTTAATATCGACGGCGCGAAGATCCTCCTTGAGCAGCTGGCAGATCGCCCGGATATCGACATGGTCATCGTCGACGAAGTAGCGATGGCGCGCAACGCCTCCACGGATAGATGGAAAGCGCTCAACACCATACTCAACAAGCAGGTGCCACGCCGCGCGATGGGTTTGACTGGCGCCCCTATCCCAAACGAGGTGACCGATGCCTGGGCCCAGGCGCGGCTGATCAATCCCACCAACCCAGACGTGCCTAAGTACTTCCGGGCATTCAAGGAGAGGACGATGGATCAGACTGGGCCGTACACCTGGAGAGCGAAGCCCACTGCGCTGGATGATGTCCATAAAATCCTCCAGCCGTCGATTCGATTCTCGCTTGATGACTGCGTGGACTTGCCGCCAGAGACTAGACTGGATCGCGATGTCGAACTTACGTCCGAGCAGAAGGCAGCCTATGAGTCGATGATGAAGAAGCTCGTCGCGCAGCACGCGGCCGGCGAAGTCACCGCGGCTAATGAGGCAGTCAAGGCTGGGAAGCTGGTTCAGATCGCCTGTGGTGTGGCGTATGACGCAGCTGGCGATTGCGTGACGCTACCCTGTCAGCCGCGAGTCAATGAACTCATCGACGTTATTGAGGAGTCGGAAGGCAAAGTATTGGTCTTCGCGCCATTCACTGGAGTCATCGAGCACATCGCTGAGTGCATTAAAACCAAGTGGGAGATTGGAGTCGTACATGGAGGCACGTCAAAAGATGAACGAGACGTTATCTTCCAACGCTTCCAAGATCCCCAAGATCCACTCCACGTTATTGTGGCGAACCCCGGCACCATGTCGCATGGCTTGACGCTGACTGAGGCCACGACGACGTGTTGGTACGCACCAATTAATTCGGCGGATACCTATGTCCAGGCGAACGCTCGAGTGCGCCGCCCGGGCCAGAAGCGTACTTCTGTCATTGTCCATATAGCTGGATCTAAAGTTGAGCGACGTATCTACGCCCGCCTCGCGGGTAAAGTCGACACACAAGGAGTGCTCCTTGACCTTATTGAAAAGCAAGACACGGCCAGTTAAGAAGGACTGGCGGTTTATTACGTACGACGGCGAGACGATGTGCATTAAAGACTGGGCCGAGCGTCTCGGCATTAAATACATCACGCTTTATCAACGACTCTCGCGATCGCGCTGGTCAATTGAAAAAGCATTTTTGACGAAGGTGAGACATGGAACTGACTGAGTGGTATCCAGCGCACATTAAGCCGGTCCGACAAGGGGTGTATGAACTCGACTATTGGAAGTTCACCCCGACACTGATGTTCAGCTATTGGGATGGTAAGCAGTGGTTGTGGATTGCGGACAATGTCGATAAGGCGGCCACTCGCATCAGTCCCGCGCTGACCCAGAACCGCCGGTGGCGTGGTTTGGCAGCAAGACCCCAAGTTAGCACGTTGTAACCAACTTACTGAGGTGAGACATGAAATTGAATGAGTTGGTCGAGAAGTACATCGCCATCCGCGACAAGAAAGCCGAGATGAAGAAGCAGCTGGAGGAGAAGCTCAAGCCGCTCGACAACGCCATGGAGCAGATCGAGGCGGTGCTGCTCAAGACCTTCGACCAGCTGGGCACGGAGTCGGTCAAGTCCGGCGCGGGCACGGCGTACGTCACGACCCGCACGAGCGCCACGGTGGCGGACAAGGAAGCGTTTCGCGCCTTCATCCAGGCCGACGAGAACAACTGGGCGATGGCCGATGTGCGCGCGGCGAAGGCGGCGATCGAGCAGTACGCCGAGGAACATCAGGACCTGCCGCCGGGCATTAACTGGCGCCAGGAGCGAGTCGTCAACGTGAGGCGCACATGACCACCCAAGCAGCACAAGGCCCCCTCCTCTTCTGGTACGTCCGACACAAGGATAGTGAAGAGGTTGTGGCTGGTTTCCAGTACTCCGCCGAAGCGAACCTGTTTCTCTCGGCCTGCCAGTCCGCCACACCACAGTTTTCGTACGAAGTTGTAAATCGGCGACAACTTGCTAACTTCAACGATCAAGCGTAATCTACAACCCCACACAGGAATTCACTCAAATGGCTAACAATCTGCCTGCACTCTTCGCGTCGAACGCTAACGTCCCGGCCTTCCTGAAGGGCGCAGCGGTCGACAACGCGCTGGCCGCGCACCACACCTCGTCGTTCAAGGTGCTCTCGATCAAGGGCAAGAACTGGACCGTCACGCAAGGCGACGAGAAGACCATTCTCATGAACCCGAAGGACCCGGATAGCCCGGCCTCCTACATCGAGGTGGTGATCGTCAAGGCGAGCCCGATCAAGCACAAGGTCTGGTATGCCTCCAACTACCAGGATGGTGCGGAAGTTGGCAAGCCGGACTGCTTCTCCACCGATGGCATGAAGCCGGACCCGCAGTCGGAGAAGCCCCAGTCGAAGACCTGCGCGCTGTGCAAGAAGAACCAGTTCGGCACGAAGTCGAACCAGGATGGCTCGATGGGTAAGGGCAAGGCGTGTAACGACGTGATCCGCATGGCGGTCGCAGCACCCAACGCCATCGACGACCCTATGCTGCTGCGTATCCCGCCGGCGTCGATCAAGCCGGCCGGCGACTACGGCAAGCTGCTCCAGAAGCGCGGCGTGCCGCTCAACGGCGTGATCACCAAGCTGGTGTTCGACAAGGACGCGCCGACCCCGCGCGTGCTGTTTGAGCCGGTGGGCTTCGTGGACGCAGCGCAGTTCGCACAGGCGAACGAAGTGGCAGATAGCGAAGTGGTCGACGCGATCCTTGGCATGTCGCCCGTGGAAGCCCCCGCTGACGAGCCGGCCGACGCGCTCGGCGCCGTGCCGGAGCACCTGAAGCCCGCAGCCACCAAGCCGGTGGCGAAGCCGAAGGCCCCGGAGAAGACCGCCGAGGAGCTCGAGGCTGAGGCTGAAGAGAAGGCGCTCGCCGATCTCCTCGCCAAGAAGGCAGCACGCAAGGCGAAGGAAATCCAGCCGACCAAGGCCGTGAAGGATGCGGAGATCGAGGCGGCGGTGGAAGCGGCTGAACGCAACCTCACGGTGGCAGGCGCCAAGGACGTGAGCGAAACCGACGCTTCGCAAGTCGAAGTCGACGCTGGTAGCATTAACGTCGATGCGATCCCCGACCTGGCGACGATCTCCTTCGACGACTAACAGCACCTCGCAGCACCCGGCCCCGTTCTGGGGCCGGTTCACTTCCTGACTGGACTTTTCATGTCGATCGAAATCAATCATAAAAAAGTGGCGGACGTCGTCGTCCGTTGCAACGAGGCGCTGTCCACCGGTACGTACAACTTCGGCGAGGTCATCATTGGCCTGGGCGAACTCATCGGCAAGGTCATCGTAGAAGCATCGCAGGGCCCGCTCCAATGCAAGGAGCTCACGAAGGTCGTCGTCGAGCACCTTGATCGCACTATCCACATCGGCGCCGAGGCGCGTCAAAAGCAACGCATCATCCTGCCGGAGTGACCATGGATACGTTGGCGTTCCTGCAGGCGATCATGCCTGCGAACGGCCCGTATCTCATCGCACACTTCGATGGCGCGAAGCCCTACCTCCAGCACACGGCCATGCCGTCGCTGGAGCTCATGGCAAAAACCATCAAGGGGTTCGACGAGAAGGGCTACACGGTTTATCACGCATGCTCGTCCTACAAGGGCGCACATGTCATGCTGCCGGACCCTAAAAAGCCCGGCGAGATGAAACGGTACTACCGCGTCGCGGAGAACCTGAACCGCGTGCGTTCGTTCTGGATTGACATCGACTGCGGCGAGGACAAGGCGGACGCCGGCAAGGGTTATGCGAAGAAGTCCGACGCGCGCGATGCGATCGTCAAGTTCTGCAACGACGTGGGGCTCAAGCTGCCGATGATGGTGAGCTCGGGTAATGGCCTGCACTGCTACTGGCCACTCACCAAGGACATCGGCCCGAACGGCTGGCGCGCGGTGGCTTCGGCGTTCAAGGCGGCCCTGGCCGAGCACGGCGTGCTGGCTGACCCCACGCGCACGGCGGACGCGAGCTCGATCCTGCGCCCAGTGGGCTCCACGCACCGCAAGGGTGAGCCCAAGCCGGTGAAGATGCTGTATGCCGGCCAGGGCGAGATGACGCCCGAAGCGTTCCGCGATATTTTTTCCTCCGCCAGTGTTAGCACGTTGACGGCTGGAGTTAGCGAAGTGCCTGCGTTTCTTCGGGGCGCTGCCTCGGGAAACGGGCTGGCTGAGCACGCCAAGTATGACGGCCCGCCCTCCTCCGCGGTGGTGATCGCGGAGAAGTGTGCTCAGCTGCGCGCCATGCGCGACACCAAGGGCTGCGTCGAGTATCCGATCTGGTTCAAGTCGCTCGGGGTCATCAAGCACTGCACCGAGGGCCTGGCTCTCGCGCAGGAGTGGAGTGCCGAGGGGCCGGGCTATTCAGAGTACGCCACTGAGAAAAAGTACGACGACTGGAACACAGGGCCCGCTACGTGCGCTTCGTTCTTCGCGGACAACCCGAAGGGCTGCGACGGCTGCGTCTACCGGGAGAACGATGGCGCGTTCAAGAAGACTTCACCGATCCAGCTGGGCCTGACGATGCCGGAAGCGGCGCCCGCGCAGACCCTGCAGGTGCAGCTACCGACCGCGGCCGCGCCCGTGACGATCGAGATCCCGGAGAAGCCGGACGGCTTCCAGTGGGACGACGAGAAGCTCGTGCGGTATCTGGTGAATAAGGACGGCGACCTCGAGTGGCACACGCTCACCGAGGCGCACTTCTACGTCTACGGCTGGGCGATCGACGAGAACAAGGCGTTCCACGCATCGGCCCGCCTGCACCAGCCGCGCGGCGGGATTGTCGAGTTCGACATCCCTATGGCGGCGGTGGCGTCAGCCAGTGACTTAATGAAAGAATTGAGCAAGAGGTCAATCATGCCGGTGAATACGAAGGACTCGGGCACGCACATCATGGCGTACGTGCGTGAGTCGATCAACAAGATCAAGGTGGAAGCGGCCGAGCTCTCCACGCTGCGCGCCTTCGGCTGGACGCCGGAGCGCGACGGCTTCCTGATGGGCGACGTGCTCTACGGTACGGACGGCTCGGTGCGCAAGGTGCGCCTGGGCGCAAACGCCACGACGCTGTCAGAGGTGGTGTTCCCCGCGCGCCGCGGCAGCCTCGAGAACTACGTGAATGCGGTGAACTTCGTCTACGCGCGCGACGGCATGGAGCCGCTGCAGTACGCGTTCGCCAACGCGTTCGGGTCGCTGCTGACGCCCTTCTCCGGCGAGACGCTCTACAAGGGCGTGATGTTCGCGATCACCGGCGGGCGTACCGCGCGCGGCAAGACGACCGTGGCGAATGCGGCGCTCTACGCGTTTGGTGACGCAAGCCGTATGACGCATACCAAGTCATCCACGATCAACGCGCGCTACGGCTTCATGGGCACGCACGGCAACATGCCGCTGCTGTTCGACGAGTTCACGGACATCGAGCCGGCCGAGCTCTCCGAGTGGGCCTACTCCATCTCGGAAGGCCGCGACAAGTCGCGCATGCAGGCGGGCAGCAACGGCGTGGGGCTGGCGAAGTCCTCCGAGTGGGCGATGGCGCCGTACGTCACGGCCAATACCGACCTGCACGATCGCCTCGCCGAGCACCGTGGCAACACGGATGCGGAAGCCATGCGGATCATCCAGCTGTCGATCGACAAGTACGCGCTGCCGCAGCTGGACCCGAATCAGGTCTCGCAGGCGCTGAACACAATGGGAATGAACGCGGGTCACGCGGGCGAAGTGTTCGTGAAGCACCTCGTGTCGAACAAGGCGGCCGTCGAGCATCTGGTGTTCGACAAGATGCTCGTGGCGGCCAAGCACCTGACGTCGGCCGGCCAGCGCTACTACCGCGCGCACATGGCCTGCACGCTGGCGGCCGCGCAACTGCTGTGTGACCTCGGGCTCGTGGCGTTCAACTACCACGCGGTTGAGCAGTTTGCGATCTCGATGATGACGGATATGTCGGAGACGGTCGCCGAGACGAACACGGTGGACCTCGAGGACACGCTCTCGCGCATGATCAACGCGCTGGCGCCGCGCATCCTGACGACCTACGGCTACTACACCAGCAGCCGCGTGGCGCCGGAAGAGGTGCGGATCTACAACGAAGTCGCCGGGCGCTACGTGATCGGCAACCAGCAGACCGACAACAGCTTCCACAACGTCCTGATGCTCAGCCGGCCGGCGGTGCGCAACTGGTGTACGACTGAGCGCATCGAGTTGTCTGAGGTCCTGGGTGCGGCCGCGGCGCGCGGCGCGCTCAAGGGCGACAGCGTGCGCATGACGCTGACCCGGGGTACGACCGCCGCTGGCTCCGCCGTGCCATGCGTGCTGCTAGACATGAGTAAGCTCGACGATGCGAACCTGCTGCCGCAGATACAGGCGGTCAGCAACCACCACGTGGCTAAAGCCATCTGACCTCAGCCCCGGCCACGCGCCGGGGTTTTCGTATTTACGTAAATACGCACGTATGTATGTAATTGCGCATACCGAATCTCACCTGACACTTGAAGTCTGCGTTGATCTGCACTAGCCTACCCGTCATTCTTCAGGGAGGGCGTGATGCAGATAGCGATAGCGGTGCGCAAAGGCGGGGTTGGGAAGACAACGCTGGCCACCAATCTGGCCGCAGCTAGAGCTGCGAGCGGGTACAGCGTCAAGGGGATCGACACGGACCCCGAGAAGTTCTTCGATATGTGGTGTGATCTGCGCGCCGAGAAGCACGTGGAGCCCGCCATCGACCATGCCGCCATGACGGGCAACATTAGGGCAGCACTGCAGGTCGAGCGTGCGTCTGCTGACACGGTTATCGTGGACTGTGCGGGCAAGAACAGCCCCGAGCTCATATATGCTGCATCGTCGTGCGACGTGCTGGTGATGCCATTTAGCCCAGGCCAGTACGAGGTGTGGAGCCTGATCGTCATGGCCAAGCTGATCGCCACGCTGAGAGCGGAGGGCGCCTCCATGCGCGTGATCCCCGTGATGAACATGCTGGACCCAATGCAGCCGAACAGCCCGCTGGCGCGCGCCCTGGAAGACCAGATGCGCGCTCACTTCGAAGAACCCATCCTCAAGATCTACGATCGCGTGGCAGTTAAATACGCAGCGCTGGAAGGGAAGGGCGTGCTCGAGCAGCCGCGCTCGCGTGACAACGCAAAGAGCCAAGATGAGTTTTCTGTAATCTACCAAGAGGTGTTCCATGAGCTCCCGAAATGTCTCGTTCAGCACGCAGCCGCTGTCGCCAGCGCTTGAGAAGATGGCGCGAGAGGCGCCGGGCGGAGGAGATCTGCCGCCGGAGCCCGTAGAGGTGCAGCAGATAAAGCGCGGCCGCCCGGTGCGGCGCAAGGAGCCGCCCAAGTCGTTCACCCTGAACATGCCGTTCTCGCTCTATGAGGAACTAAAGGACTTCAAGAATTCCACGGAGATACCGATAAACGAGATTCTGGTGGATGGAGCCCGCAAGGAGCTAGCGCGCCTCAAGAAACAGTATGGGTTAGAGGAATGAGGCAGGCCGAACTGTGGGACAAGTTCGACGTGAACCTGCTGTGGGTTCACGTACTGCGAGGCGCACCGCTCGACAAGATGGGGATTACCGGGATCGCTGTGTATGTCATGTTGAAGACCTACACGAGCCTCGAGGATGGCAGAGCGCTGGTGCGGGTGCCTGAGCTCGCCGAGCGCCTGCATACCTCGGTGGCGACCGTGGAGCGAGCGCTCAAGCACCTCGTCAGCTTGGGGCTTATCGAGCGTGACCGACCGTCTAAGGACACCGTAGACAAGCGGCAGACCGAGTACACCTTCAAGGAGAAGGTCAGCGTGAGGGACAAGGATTCGCAGGAGGAGGTCGGTGAGCTCCATTTGGGGGATTACCTACCCCAGAGTACCGGAAAGCAGCTGGAGGCCGTCAGGAAGCGTCTGAAGCGTCAGCAGGGGCTCCCGCCGACTATCGTGCTCAAGGTCTACAACGTCAATATCCAGACTGGCAACAACAACACCAACATCACGGTGATACCTAGCCAGATGGATGAGTTAGGTACGACGATTTCAAGAGAGGAAATGTTGAAAATTAAACGCCACCTCGAGGAGAAGAACATCGATCTGCCGCTGGACGACACATCTTTGTAAACATCTAAAACCCTTATATAGAGGGGGTAGCGATACCCCTCATGGGTGAGGGCTACCTAAATAGGTCCCCATCACGGGTGAGGGGCAATTTCTAGAAAGCCCTCATGGGTGAGGGGTATCGCTCTAGAAATCCCTCATGGGTGAGGGGCACTTATCCACAGAAAATGTGGATAACTCACGCAACTAATCGTCTATGACCATGAAAACCAATAAACTGATCATCGCCACGGGGCTTACCATTGCGCTGGCAGGGTGCGGCGGCCCGCAAGTCACGGCGATGCAGGGTCCCTCAGGGGGCAAGGAGTACCTCGTGGACTGCGGCCACCATGGGTTCGATGGTGGCGACTGGGCGCAGTGCTACTCGGAGGCCACCAGGGTCTGTCCGAGCGGTTACGCGATCCACGACAAGAGCCAGGAGGCCGGGCCGGTCTTCGCTACCTCGGGTGCCAAGCGCACCCTGCTGGTCGCGTGCAAAGTTTGATCATCGGTATTATGTCAATCCGAGGGTAAACAAGAGCCGCCCGAAGGCGGCCCTGCATCACTCGTCGGGGTCTTGGCCCTCCGCCAGCAGCCGGCTGCGGATCGCGTTGTAGTTGCGCGCGCTGCCTTGCACGCCACGCTGCGTCCAGTGCTTCTGCTTCTCGGCGCTCACCAGCCCACGGAACAGCATCGAGCCGGCCGGCGGCTTCATGCCGTTCTGACTCATCTCCGTGGCGGTCTCGGCGAACTGCTTCTGCACGTCAGCCATGGTGCCGGCGTCGCCATCCTTCAGCGCGCGCTGGAACTGCGTGGCCATCTCGTTGAACTTCGACGTGTAGTGCGCCTCGTCGGTCTGCTCGTCCTTGGCGACGCGCTGCGCATCCGCCACCGACTTCGGCTGGATACCCACCGCCTGCGCGGCGATATCAGCTGTCGAGAGATTCTCCGGCGCGATGCGCTGCGTACCCTTCTTGTCGGCGAAGCCATCGGTCGCGAGGCCGTACGCCTTAAGGCCGTCCTGAATGCCTTTCGGCATCAACGCGGCCATCCCACCGTACCAATCCCCCTTCATCATCTGCCCCACGCCAAGGTACATGTTAAGCGCCGTGCCGCCGGTAGGTCCGAGCGACGAGAGCGCGGCATCCGCCATCTGTGCGTGCGTGAGCGTCTCCCCGTGGAGCGTGGCGTTCGCCACCTCGAGCGGCTTGACCAGCGGATCGAAAATATCCCCCGCACCAATTTTCCGTTCAGCATTCACCCCCATCACCCCTGGCACGCCGTGCGTCAGGAAGTCGCCAATCGTGGAGTCACCCACCGCCTGACGGATGTACGACTCAGTGCTCATCGCCTTGTCGTGCTCATCGCCGAACAGGTTCTTGATCGCCCCCGCCACCAGCATCGCACCCGGCACGCCGGCGGCGCCCGCCAGCACGCCGTAGTGGCCCGCCATGAACCCGAGTGACTTCCGCGCGATCGCGCGCTCCTCGGGCGTCGCCCCCTTGAACGACTCGCGCGCCAGGTTCACCACCATCGAGCCGTGCAGCACGTGGAACTTCTTATACTGGGTGGCCAGGCGCAGCAGCGGGTTGGCGCTTGCGAGCGCGCGCGGCGCGTTGGCCGCCGAGTAGTCGCCGTACGCCGACATGATCGTGTCCGTGGCGAACTTCACACCCGCCTCGTGGGCTTCGGTGGACGACTTGTTCGCGCGCTCGGCATCCTTGAACGCCAGGCGGTAGGCCGCCAGCGCCGAGAGGATGCGGTTGTGCGTCTCGAGCGTGCGCGGGATCTGGCTCATCTTGCCGGTGACCGTATGGAATGCCGCCGACGCTGCGTTGTCGCTGTACACCGCCGGGCGCCCTGCTTCCAGATCGCTGCCGTGCTCGAGAATGTTCCGGGCCTGCAGCGCACGCAGCATCCCGACCTCGTCGCCCACCTTGTTCACGTGCTTGGCGAGATCCGGCTTGACCCACGACGACGACTTGGCGATCGCGATCGCATCCTGCAAACCACTGTGGAGTTCACGCCAGCCATGCGCATAGCCATAGCGCCCCTGCAGGATTGGCAGCGCCATGGTGACCGGCTGCGAGAGGTACTGCAGGTAGTGCGCCGGCGAGCTCAGCAGACGCCACACCGAGTTGAACTGCAGCAGGTTGTCCATCACCCGCGACGGCTCGTTCTTCATCTGCTGGATGCGCCGCGCGGCGAACTCGTTGGCGAAGTCCTGCCGCTCCTTCGCCAGCTTCGGGTCGGTCGTCTCGCGCACCTCGCGCGACATCGCCGCCTGCGCCTTGTTGATGGCGTCACCGTGGACGGCCTCGGATACCATACGGTTGCGGTTCTGGCCGTTCATGAAGAACGACATCAGCGCCTGCTCGCCCTTAACCCCCACGACGTTGCCGCGCTTGAGGTTTGAGGCGCGCGCCGAGTTGTCGGCCATCTTCTGGAGCATGAGCTCCTTGAGCATCTTCGCCATGTCGTCGGCTGCGGCCGGGTCGACGCCCTCCTGCTCGCTCACCGACTTGCGGATCTTCTCAGCCCACGCGTCGACCGTCGCGAACGACGCGCCGTGCGTGTCAGAGTAATACTTGTCGCGCGCCATCGCCTTGACGTTCTGGCTGCCGAACTTCATGTCCAGCTGGCGCTTGACCTCGTTGGCCAGGGCCTGCGATGCCTCGTGGCCGTAGTAATAGTGGTTGGCGTCCTGCTTCAGCTGCGCGAGACGTGCCTGCGCGCCGTCGCGCTCGGCCGCGAGGTACTCGTGCGACTTGGCCTCGACGACGAACTCACCGTGGCGGCGCAGCGGGAAGTACGGGCCATCCATGCGCGGCTCGACGCCCTTAGGCATCTCCACGCCCGCGCGCTGCGAGGCTTCCTTAAGCGCCACGAACTCGCGCTGCTGCTGCTCGACGCCTTCCTTGTTGAGCGACTTGATGACTTCCTGCACATTGGCGGGCAGCTTGTCGAAGCGCGCCTTGGTCGACGGGTCCACCGTGACGCCCTTGTTCCAGTCGGCCTCATAGCCCCACTTGCCCCACATCGTGGTGTCGGTGAGGTAGTCGCCCGCCATGCGGCGTTCGTTCGGCTTGAGCTTCGACGCCTCGGTGCCGAGCTCCGCGATGTGCGCGTTGAGCGCGTTGCGGTACGCGTCCTTGCGCGAGATCGCGTCCATGTAGGCACGCGGCGTCTTCATGCCAGCGGCCTTCTCGGCGAGGTTCGCAAGGTCGTGGCCGAAGCGGATCGCCTTGGCGGCGACGCCCGTGACATGTGCGAGGTTGTCGTAGATGCGTCGCACCGGGCCTTGAGCAGCCTCGGGCAGCTTCGAGATTACGCGCTCGGCTCGTCCGGGAGCGTCATCGAACCCTGTGGGTCGAGTCCCCTCACTGCTTGCGGCAGCGGCTTGCTCTGCGTCTCGAGTTGAGCTGCGGGCGGCTCGGCGCGCGTTGGCGGCTGCTGCGAGTTCTCGGAGTCGCTCGTCGCTGTGGCTGGCGTAGGCGTCTGCGGGCTCTGCTGGCTCGCCGCGCCCACCTTCGTCCAGTCCACCTTGTTCGGATCGGGCAGCCCCTTCAGTGCGCCCTTGGGTGTCACGAACGGCGAACTCGATGCCGCGGCCTGTCGCGTGAGACTCCGTGCCATGTTGAAGCGCTTCTGGGTTGCGTTTGACATTCTCCACTACCTCTTTCATGAACTTGGCCGTGGCGGGCGCGTACTGCTCGAGCTTCGCGCGCCACGTCGGATTGGTGTACATCGACCACAGCTGCGAGAATACCTCGCCCTGCAGGCGCTTGCGCGACATCGGATAGGCGTCACGGTTCAGCGGGTAGTCGAACAGGCCCTCGAGCAGCGGATCGCCCGACTTGAACATGGCGTCGACTTCGCGCGCGACCTCGCCGCTGCCTTCCCAGCCGTGCTCGCCGAGCGAGAAGCGCATCTCCGGCTGGATCGAGTAGACACCACCGTGACCGATGTCGTCGACCACGTGGCCCACTTCGTGGCGCAACGTGTGCGCGAGCAGTGCGCCACCGTTGTCGGACACCTCGCGTGAGATGCCAACCTTCATGCCGCCGTTCGGATCGGCCACCGCGTAGCCGTCGCCATCGAACTGGTGTGGCTCGAAGACGTGGTATTCCGTGGCGGCATCCAGCGCATGCGTGATGCCCAGGCGATCGTACTCGCGCTCGGTGTCGCGCACCGTATCCGCGTTGTTCTCAGCGATCTCCTTGAAGCCCGGCGACGTGCGCGAGTCGTACTCGTACATGCCGTTGTCGTACTTGTCGACGATGCCGGCGAAGCGGTCGCGGTTGGCCGTGCCAGCCTTGAGCGCGTCGTGCCACTCACCCTTGAGCGAGCTCGGCAGGTCATCGAACTTCACGCCCGACTCCTGGTGGAGCTCTTGCTTTTCCCACGCCGTGCGCGCGGCGCCGTGCTCGTCATCCATCTCGGACTCGAAGCCACGCTTGCGAATCTGCGCCTCAAGCGCGTCGAGCTTCTCCTGGATGGCGTCGGCTTCGGCGTGCTTGCCCTTCGCCACGAGGTCTTCCTGCTTCTCGCGCAGCTTCGCCCACTGCGTGACGTGGTCGCCGCCGTCCGCCACGTTCGACTTCGAGCCGCCGGCCGTGACCGTACCGGTGCCCGTCATGTCGTCGAGCTCTGCATGGCCGAGGCGGTCGCCGGCGTTGGGCGCCAAGCTCGACTCACCATAGCCGAGCTCCTGCTGGATCTCGTACGCCTTGTCACCGACCGCCGCGCGCTCAAGCGCCTCATCGGCTTCTGCTTTAGCGCGACGCTTGGCAGCCTCATCGTGGAAGAGCTTCATGAGCTCCTCCGGCTCCATGCCGATGTTCTTCATGGCCTGCGGGATCTCCGCGGCCTTTTGCTTGCGCCACGCCTCGTTCGTCAGCTGGCTGATACGGCCTTCAGTCAGGCCATGCTGCGAGGCGACGTCGGCGATCGCCGAGCCATCATGGACGGCCGCGAAGATCGACAGATCGCGCGCGGCGTTCTTACCAGGGAACAGCTGCTTGGCGAGCTCGACGAAGCGCGGGTGCGCTACTTCTTCGCCTTCTGCACCGGACTCGGCCCGGCCAGCTGCATCTCGCCCACCACGTACAGCGGCATCCCCAGCCGGGCTGCGATCCGCTGCTCCCTCGCCTCGTACGCCGCCGACTCGTGCGGCTCCTGCTTCGACTCCATCCGATTGTCGCAACTCACCTGCTGGTCGAACTGAAAGCGATCCCACGTCTGCGGATCGTCCAGCGACGTCCCCGGCAGGGGCTTGCTCTTGTCCGCGAAGTTGTTCAGCGCCATTGATGCTTCTCCGTTTCTTGACCTTGACGAGAGTGTTCTGCGTCGCCGCGTCCATCTGGCGGCCGTCGACGAACGCAGTCGGTTTTACTTCACCGGCTTCGGCAGATCCTGCGCGTACATCTGCCGGTTGTTGTTCTTGAACCCGGGTGCCTTCGGCGCCTTGGGCATCGGCGACTTGGCTGGCTTCGCCACCGCCTGCTTGGGGAACGGCGTCGCCTTGGGTGCCATCGCCTTGGGCATCGGTGCGGACGCCTTCGGCATCGACGGCGCCTTGGGTTGCGGGACTTTCGCCGCCTTCAGGGCGGGCATTGCTGGCATCTTGGCCATTGTTTTCTCCGATGAGTTTTTTGCGCCACTCGTTGAGGACGCCACGTTTGAAGTCCGAGGACTCCGCCTTCGAGCGCTCGAGCTTCTTGAGCGCGAGATCGATCTTCATCACTGCATCGGCATGCGACTGGATGTCGCCCACGCCGATCAGCTTGGTGAACTGGTCGAGCTCCTTGGGCGTCGGGTGCGGGCCGAGGCCATCCGCGTCCTTTGGCCGATCCATGGGGTTATGCTCGCGCCACGCGTCGACGAACACGTGCTCGAGGTCGTGCTGCACGTCGGACTTGGCGAGCTCCTTCGTGGCGACCTTAGCCTGCGCGCGGTTGAACTCGTCGGTCGTGGTGTGCTCGTCGCCCGCCCACGCGTGAGCGCCCGGCACCGGCTGTCCCGAAGGAGCGTGGATGATGTCGCCACGTGGGCCGAACTTCGACTCGGCAAGCGCCACACCACCTTGCTGCTTAATCTCAGCCTGCTTCTGCGCGTTGGCATCGTCGGTGTTGTGCGATGCCTCAATCACGTCGCCGAGCGTCGCCGGGCGGATCTCCGCGCCGGTCTGCGGGTCGTGAATCATGAACGGCGTGTGCTCGTTCAGCGCGTCAGGCACGCCGTTCGGCACTGCCGGGCGGCTCACGCCAGTGTTCTGGTCGATGAAATCCTGCAGCGGCATGGCAGGCGGGCGGGCGTTCTGCGCCGCGGCAGCCATTGCTGTCTGCTCGCCCGGCATGCGGTTCGCGCCACCGATGTCGGCTTCGGCCTGGCCGTTCGGGTAGACGCGCGGTGCGTTGGCACCCTGCGAGCCATCTACTTCGCGCACGCCGATCGGCGCGGGGCCAGTCGGCACGCCGGCGGTGATCGGCTGCGTCGGGTTGTTCTCGAGCAGCGGGGGCGTGGAGCCCACCGAGTTCGCTGCGTCGCCGGCGGGGTCGCCAGTCTTGGCACCCTCATTGGCGCCGTCGAGCGCGGACTTCGGGTGAAATATCGGGTGCAGCGCGGCGCCGGCGACAGCACCGCCTACGAAGCCATGACCTGCGGCGGATGCGAGGTTCTGGTTCCACGCGTCGCCATTGCCGACGTTCTCTCCCAGCTGCGAGCCAGCGGCCATACCTGCGCCCTGCACGCCTTGGTCCACCGCGCCGGCGGTAGCCTTCTGGATGAAGTCGCCAACAAACGGCACCTTGGCTGCTAACTTACCCGCGAGCGGCGTGAGGAACTTGGAGCCCAGCGCCATCGTGGCGGCCGTGGTGACGCCAGCGATCGGAGCAGCCTCGTAGGCCCCAGCGATATTGTCCGGGTTCTTGTCGAGTACGTTCTGTGCCGAGGTGCCTGCGGCTTGCACGCCCGCGCCAACCGGGCCGAGCGCCACGCCAGCGGCGAGGTTAGGCGCGGCTTCGACGGCCGAGCCGAGTGCTGCCATCGGATGGCGCGCGTAGGCGCCGGCGGTGTTCCAGAAGCCCTGCGCGTCCTCGATGTCCTTCTCGTCCGCTTGGCGCTTGGCCGAGAGATCCTGGCCAAGCTCCTTGTTGGCCTGGCCAAGCGTCTTGATCGGCGCGAGCGCTTCAGCGGCCTGCTCGCCATACTTCTTGGCGATTGCGGCGTGGAGATCACGGTCGGCCTTGCCAGTGCCACCACCCGTGGCGAGGTTGCCCAGACCCTTGATCGACTGCTCGACTTCCTGTACGCCCTGCGCGAGCTTCACCGCCGAGTCGGGGGTATGCCGGGCGATCCACGACTGTTCGCGAGGCGCGTCGTCCCCGATCTCCGTGTAATCCGTGAGCTTGCCAGGCGAGGTCGAGTCAGACGGCGCGCTAGGCCCAGCGGTAGCCGATACGTCCTCGTAGTCGGTGATCTTCGGCATCTTTTATTCCCTAAACAGTATCTGGTTTAACGCGTCGGCAGATTCGGAAGGGCTGCGGTCTGCCCTGCGCCGAATGGATTTTCTTTCGTTGGCACTACGCCACTGCGACCGAACGACGAGGCGGCTTCAGCGGCGTTGTCGTATAAGCCGTCCTTACCTACGTATGCCGCGGACAGCGTGCCGGTCTTATTGTCACGTACCATTCGCGTCTGGATACCGCCGACAGCATCGGGCTTCTTGATGATGATCGGCTTGTTCGGGTTCTTCGGGTCCATCTTCATAATGGCGCCCGACTTGGTGTCATGCCATTGACCGAACGCGTTCTTATCCTCCACCCAATTTTCGCCGGCGAGGCCCGCGCCTTTACCTGCCGCGCGGATCTTCGCGGTGTCTTCCTTCGTGGCGTTACCCCACTGCGCGATCTTCTCTTTCGACTGGATGTTGGCCTGACTTATGTTCTCGCGCGAGGTGATCGTGTCGGTGTTGCGGTCCGTCGACTTGTCGGCCGAGTAGACGCTCGGTGCGTTCTTGAGCGCCGCTGCCTGCTTGACGACACCATCCGCCTTGACGACACCATTTGCGTCTGGCTCGAAGTCTTCCGGCTTGAGCTCGGAGACATTCTTGAGCGCGCCATTGGTGTAGCCGAGACCCGTGGTCTCCGCGGACTTGTAATCTGCATCGGCGGTGTAGCTGCCGGTCTTCGCCGCCGACTCGCCTTGGTCGTACGGCAGCATGGCCGTGGTGTGGTTCGCCCCCGCGTTCGAGTAGTTGGCCTGACCGTTAAGGGCATTCGCCCGCGCCGGTGCGGTGCTCGCTTCTGCGTACTGATTCGTTGCCTGCGCGCGGGCGAGCGCAATCTGCGACGGCGCCTTCGACGCTTCGGTCGCAGCGTTCGTGGCGGCAGCGCCCGCTTGCGTCGTGGCAGCACCAGCGTGCTGAAGCTGCGCGCCGGCCTGCGCACCTGCTACTGTGCCCGAGCTCGCGAAGGCGTTGGAGAGCGCAAGGCCATGAAGCTGGCCAAGCACCGCCAACTGACCGTCGCGTGACGTCAGGTCGATCGGATGTCCCTGGTACGACAACTGTCCGTTCTGGCCAGCCTCGAACTTGATACCATTCTGTGCCGCCAGCTGCATAATGCCCTGCTGTCCGCCTTGGAGGTCGCCACCAGCGATCTGCGTGGTGAGGCCATTGAAGTTCTTCGTGGCATCCGTCACGCGCTGCTGCAGCTGCAGCGTCTGGTCGTTGGCAATACCCTTGCCTGTCGCTTCGGCGCCATAGTAATTGCCCTGCGAGCGCTGCAGGCCATACTTGGCTGCGAGCTCCGGGTTACCGGACGACAGGATCGCGCGGTTCACATAGGCGTCCTGGTCGGCCTGCGTGAACTTCTTGAACTCCGGCGTCACGCTACCTTGGCGGATCGCCGTCTTGTCAACCTGATCCGGCGCGTACTTGGTACCATCCTGGCCGGCGTAGTCCTGCGCGCCAGCATCCACGTTATCCGAGCCGACTTGCGGCATAGCCTTGAGCGTGTCCTGCAGATCCTGCTGGTCGCGCTGCTGCTTGTATGCCTGTGCGAGCTTCAGGCCCTGCTGCATGCCGTTACTCAGGCCGCCGGCGAAGCCACCAAAATTGAACCCCATTACTGCACCTCGTTCGTGAATGCGTCGATGTGCTCGACAACTGCGATCTTGATGGCCTTCAGACGCTGCTGATACAGCACATGCGCGGCCGGGTGGTTGTCCTTCAGGTACTGCGCGCGACCCTCGCCCCACCATGCCGAGCAGTTCAGGCAGTCAGGTGAGGACTTCATCGTCTGGTAGAAGCGCGGAAGCTCAATTCCCTCACTGGTGAGGTAGTTGAAGACCTGCTCATCGCTCCAGCCCTCGAGCGGGTAGACGTACGTGATGCCCTCGAGCTCGTCGCCACTCTTGAGCGGGCCCTTGAGCACGTCGGCGTTCTTCTGGCCGCGGATGAGCGTGGTGATGCCGTCCTCTTTCATACGACGGTGCATAGGCTCCATGAGCGCGCGCCAGCAGCACGAGTAACGGTCCTGCATCTTCACGCCGCGGCCGGCGCCCATAATGCCAATTGGCGTCGCCGTGGCGGGCAGCAGGTCGGTAGGAATGCCGTGCTCGGCGATGCTATTCTGCACGTCGCCGCGGATCTCCACGAAGTTCGGCACCATCTCGCGCACGCTCGCGACGATCTCGAGTGTTTCGGGCATAGGGTCGCCCGTGTTCGTCCAGTAGACAACGAGCTTGTCCCAGTGCGCGCGCATGAGATGGAGAACGGCAAGGGAGTCCTTGCCGCCAGAGAACTGGAGCGCGGTCGTAATCAAAATGCCACCGCGCCGGCCATGGCCACAGTGCCGACCAGCCCGCCGATGCCGGAGCTCGACTGTGCGTCCGCAGCTTGCTGCGCCTGCCATGCGTTGACCTGCGTGCCGTAGGTCTGGTTGGCGAGACTGCCAATAGCCTGGTTCGCGTTGATCTGTTGCTGAGCCGCGCCCTGGGAGTTCGAGATACCGGTCTCGGTGTTACCTAGTGCGGTTTGCGTGTTCGAGACTGTTTGTTGCGTTGTGCCCGTCTGGCCAGCGAGTGCGTTCAGCCCCGCGGTGCCCGCACCGAGCGAGGCGCCCGGCAGGTTCTGGCCCATTGAGGTCGCGGTGGTCTTCATGTTCCAGCCCAGCTGCTGCGCGGCCTGGCGCGCGCGTGAGGCGGCCGCCGCCTGCTGCGCGGCCTGGTTCACGCTGTTGGCGTTCCACATGGAGTTGTAAGCGCCCGAGGTCGGATCGACGCCGACTGACTTCATCTGCATCGCCTGCGAGTTGCGCGCGGCGTTGTAGGTGTCGTTGACGTCGCCTACCGCCAGCTGAGCCTGCTGCTCGAAGTTCGAGTCGGTGTCGTAGGCGTTGGCCTGATCGACCATGCCCTGCATCGCCGGCATGTACGTACCCTTGTACATGTCGTAGTAATCCTTCGACTGCGTGTCGAACTGCTGCTGGCTAGTCTTGTACTGGTCGGCGATGCCCGAGAGCGTGGAGTTCTGCGCGTCGATCTGGGAAGACGCCTTGTCGGCCTGCGCCTGGTACTGCGGTGCGAGCGTGTTCTTGTAGTAGTCGAACTCTTGCTGGCTCAGGTCGGCCATCTTCTGTTGAGCCTGGCCGATCGCGGGATCGGGCGCGGGTGCGCTGCCGCCGCCCTTGCCTTGCGGGCAGTAGTCGGGTCCGCGGAGTTTTCGTTTGAGATCGAGAAGAGTCATCGGTTAATCCATCTGCATTCAGCGCGAAGCATGCCGTACACGATCAGTGCTTCTCCATTGGGCAGTCCTTCACGGAGCACGCCTTCCTGAACAAACCCGATGTGCTCGTCAAACTTGCGCGCGGTGAGGTTAGTCGCCGCCACGAGACCCGTGACACGGTTACAGCCCAGCTGCAGGAATGGGTACGCGAAGAACCTGTGCATGGCTTCACGTCTCACCCACATCACGCCGGGCTTGGCCGCCACGTGCATGCAGATGTCGTTGCCGGTGAACCGGTCGTACACCACGGACACCACGATCTCTCCATCACGCTCGATCCCGATCGCGTGCGAGTCCTCGGGGAATCGCACGCCGATCTGCGCGGCCGCCCACGGCACCAGCCGCGAATCTTCGTAGAGAAATCGCTGTTCCATCTGCTAACTGTATATCAGTAATGAGCTAACTTGTGAATCAGACGCCCTGGTAATTCAAGCGCGCGATGATCGCGTTAATCGCCGCGATGATCTGCGCGCTCGAGGCGTTCGCCGGCAGCGCGGTGAGCACCGGCACGCCCTTACGCACGCCCGTGATGATCTCCACGTTATCCTTCAACGCAGAGAGCACGGGGCCGATCCTCGAGTCCTGCGTCGTGATGACTGAGCCGATGGCGGTTTTTGTGATGGGCGCGCTCATACTTGGCGGAGCTCCAGGATAGAGGTGGCGAGCGCGACCTTGCGCACCGGCGCGTTACCCGAGATCATCACCTCCCAGACGAGGCCCTTGAACCCACCGGGCATACGGATCGGCTCGTTGTTGGTCGCCTGTGTCTGGAACACCTGGATGCCATCACAGAAGACCGTCACCTGCACCGAGCGCGTTTCGGCGATGCGCGGGACGTCGAGCAGCACTGAGCCGTCTATGCTGTAGGTGTCGATCACCGTGTCGTTCAGGCACCCCTGCAGCGTCGTGCCCGCGTACTGATTCCACAGTGCAAGGTTCTTGGCCTTGAGTGCGTTGATCGCGGCGGCGTAGGCGACCGGGTCGAAAATATATGTGTAATCCGCGTGGATCTTTAGTGCGGCGAACGAGAGCGGCTCGGGCAGGATGTACTGGCGGCTCTTCCACTGAAAGATCGTGTTGTTGTCCGCGTCGGCGTCCAGTTGGTAGATCGTGTTGTCGGCGTTGGAGAGCGCGTAGAAGTTGCCCGTCGATCGCTCGATGAACACGCACCGTGCGTCGAAGTCGAACATCGTGAGCGGCGGGGTATCCGCGCGCGTGAAGATGAACGATGAGATCGGCCCGAGCCCGTTGTTGTAGAAGCCCAGGTACATGTTGTTGTAAAGGGCCCCGATGATCGAGCTCGGGTTCAGCGGCTGCCACTCGTCGCGGGTGTAGAGGTTCTGCGTGACGATGTCCTGGATGCCGGGGCCGACCGCCACGAGTCCGTTCGGCGACGCGTACACCACACCCCACTGGTCCGAGACGATCGAGCGCTTAGATACGCACGCCTGCAGGATCGAGAGCTTCTCCTGCGACATCGCGGACGGGTTCGTGCCGGTGATGACGTATGGGTTCTTCTGCGTGCCGACGAACAGGGACGTGCCAAATACGCCCAGGCCCACGATCGGATACTCCACCGTGAGCATGTACTTGACCGGCCACGCGTGCGGGTAGCCCGGCTCGCAGAACCAGACCTGGTTACCAGTGAAGCCCGCGAGCATGCCGTTCGGCATCTCGACGATGCCTTGCAGCGTCGCGGGCGGCGGCGCCCAGTCAGTGGAGGGCAGCACTGCGCCAAGCTGCGTAACGGTGAGCGAATCAACGTAGCTGGTCGTGCCAGCCGAGACCTGCGCGACGAACTGGTAGCTCACGGTGGAGGTGCCTGCGACCGACCGGTAGATGTTCTTGTACTGCCAGTTGTAGTTGCCTGCCGGCGGGGCCGCCATGTTGCTGACCGTCACCGTTGCGCCCGAGGACGTCACGGTCACCGTGGCCGCTGGGCTCGGGGCCGACTCTTCATTGACCGCGCCGAACACATTCACGAAGGTGTAGACGTACGCGCGCGACTCCGCGGTGCCGCTCGAGCTCGAGGCGGAGAGCGTCGGAGCGCCGCCGGGCGCGGGCACGCCCATCTCCATGTAGCTGATCGGCGCGGCGCCGACGCCCATGGTGGCGAGCGACCAGTTGGTCTTACGGGGGGTGACACCCGTGCCAGTGTAGTAGATCCGGTAGTCGCTGGCGTCGGCCATCGGCGAGCCGACGACGTCGGTGTCCTGCGCGAACTCCAGCCAATGGAACTGGCTGCTCGGGCCCGTGAGCTTGTAGATCGCCTGCGCGGTGGTCGTCGGCTTGAACTCGAGCACGGGCTTGCGCCAAGGGCGGAGCTCGCCGGACTGCAGCTTCACATTGCGCGCGACCTGCGCGTTCATCGCGCCCAGCCGCGCGGGGCCGGTGCGCGGGACGACGCCGCTGAAGCCTTCGAGAGCGATGGAGGGCATTACGAGACCGTCGAATTGGCGATCACGTCATCCTTGGACTTCGAGGACATCGTTTCGCCGAACCAGAAATGGACCGCGGCCAGCCACGCCGTGCCGAGGGTGCCCGTGAAGGCATACACGATCGCCTTATTGGCATCAGGGACGTTGACGAACATCAGCATGGAGAGCATCCCGAAGAAGCCCACCGTTAGCGCGGCGGTGAGCGCGGCTGGCACCCACGACTTCGTCGACACGAGCATGTCGCGCGCGCTGATCGTGTCCTGCACAGTCAGGCCCGCGAGCGTCTCGATGTTCTTGAACCCCGCTTCGGCCATCCGCGCGGCGTAGTCCTGGTCTGCCTTGCGTACGCTGGCAAGCTGCTCAGGCGTCGCCCCACTGAGGGCAGCAGCCAGCGCATCCTGCCGCGTTGCGAGCGAGGCATCCTTATTGGCGTCGATGCCGAAGACGGACTCGAGCGCGGTGACAGCACCACCCGCCAGAGGTCCTCCGATAACCGAAGCGATTGTCGGGGCCAGTCGAGCCACCACGCCCAGAGCATCAGACCATCCACTCATTGCATCCCCTTCAGAATGTTGTTTGCCACGCGCCGGGCCCAGCCGCGACCGTAAGTCGGCCATACGTCGAGGTCGGCCATGTAGAGCAGCCGGTACGCGTCAAAGCGCGCGATCAGTTTGTCGGGGTCCGTGGCCTTCACCGCGGCGAGCGTGCCGGGCCCGAACTTGCCGTCTACCGCTGCGCCCGATGCCTGCTGCAGCCACTTGACGACGTACCCGCCGTTGTAGGCTGCATCGAACACCTGAAAGCCGATCCGCGGATCGAGCTCGTCGCACCGGTAGACGTCCCAGTACTTGGCCTTCGCGATCGCCTTCGCGGTGCTGAGTGGCAGGTTGCGCATGTCGCCGGTGTAGCCATTGGCGCGCGCCACGGCCTGCGTGACGCCATACATGGTCGGGCCGCCGTTATCCACGACGTAGCCCTTCTCCACCCCAATCAGCGCCTCGAAGGCGTCGTCGAAGGCGCTCATCTTACGAAGCCAGTGCGGCCGACTCGGCTGCAGCTGCGGCCGCCAGCGCAGCGAGCTCTTCCGCGCTCGGGGGCACGGGCTCGGCGACGACCTTCTTCGGCGCGCGGCCGCCCTTCTTCGCCTGGCCATCTTCGACCGCCTGTGCGGGCGCGACGCCCGCTTCGAGCTCGGCGAGGATCGTCTGGCCTTCTTCATTCAGTTCGAACGTCGGGTCGACCTGGCCGATCACGTTGCGCTCGCCTTGCACGCCAACGATGAGCTTGCCGCAGACGATTTCTGCGCCGGACTTTTCGATGAATTCTGCTGCGGTCATTGCCATGGGGTGTTACTCCGAGATGGGTTTTCGAAGACTACGGATCTCCGTAATCAGCGTTTCAAGCGTCTCCTTGAGGTCACGCTTGGTTTCCGCGAGGAGCTCTCGCACTTCGACCTTGGTGAGGTAGTCGCGCGCGAGCTCGACATTCAGACTATTCAGTTGTCGTTGCTGGCTGGACAGTAGGCGATACAAGAAGCCCACGAGGGCCATGAGCACCGGCACGCAGATCGCGGCGACGGCAATCAGGTTTTCACCGCTCATCGCGATTTGTCCTTAAAAGAGTGGGCTTACAGCCCAAGTTAGCAGATACAGGCCGGTTTGTTAACCGCCTTGACCACCATTAAACGGCGGAGCAGCGAGGTACTGGCCAACCAGTCGAACCGTGCGCGGGTCGGCGAGCTCGAGCCCAGTGATGGCGTAGCCGTTACCTGAGTCTGAACCCGTGATGCGCGGGGCAGCGACAGCAATGCTGGTGATGAACCCGGAGTTGTTGACAAGGTCCGACGTGCCGTTGCCGACGTGCAGCATGCGCTGACCGTTGAAGTACACATTGCCACCACCATTGATTAGGTGGTTGCTCCCATCGTAGTAGTGGTACGCGTCACGCCCGGCGTTGAGATACACCACGCCCGAGTTGCCGTTGCCAGCGAAGTTGTATGCCCACAGCACACCGTTGGTCGAACGGATCTCGTTGTTCGACTGGATGACGTTATTCACCTGCGTGAAACCCTGCACCGTCACGCCGGAGTTGAACTGCATCGCCCCGCCCACTACGCCGCCGAGGTTCTTGTCGAGCGGCGTGACGTTGGCCGTGTCCCATGGCGTGGCGCCGCCGGGGAAGATGGGGCGCTTCAGGAACACACCTACATCATCGGACCTGAAATACACCGGCGTGGTAACAGTCGAATAGTCACCGGAACCCGCGGTGTTGCGCTGCAGGAGCGCGTTGTTCCCACTCGAGATCAGGCGCCAGCGACCGCCGGGCGCGGCGGTCGCAGTGTCATTCAGCTGGATCTGCGGGGACCCAGTCGTCACCTGCAGGAAGGTGACTGAACCGCCGGTACTCTTCGTTAGGTACGTCGTGTCGGAGTACGTCTTCGTCGCGTAGGTGTTCGCCGCGTCGGCCGCATCCAGCTTATCGTTGAACAACTCAGCAGTCGGCCGGAGCTCGAACCGATCCCCCGCACTAAACGCGATCGGCGAGCTCGCGCGCACGACCGTCATCGTGTCGCCGGTGCGCTGCGTGACCTTCACGATCTCGGTCTGGTTCAGCGCGTTCACCAGCGTCGCATAGAAGTAATCCGCCGCGCTGAGCGTCGGGAAGCGCCCGCCCTGCCCCGCCGTCACCGTCACCACGTTCTGCACAGCAGCGATGTCCGCGGCGAGCGTGGCGAAGGCGTTGTTCGTCGTCTTTACACTCATGTCAATCGTCCTTGATGATCGCCCGCGCGCCGGCGTCGGGCTCGAGCGACTTCTGGCAGTGGTCCTTCTGCACGTAGCCAAGCAGCTTGCAGAGCACACACCCCCAGCGCTTGCCAGCGCGCATCGCCTTGTCCGCGCGGCTCGAGATCGTCTCGTCCGGGTCGCCGCCGGCGAGCGTGTTGAGCAGCTGGTCGAGCGCGATCAGCACGTTCCAGATGTATGCCATCACCATGTGATCGCCTGCACTTGGGCGACAGAGGTCGCTGCGTTGACCGCCGCGCAGAGGTCGTTGTTGCGCTGGATCGCGTTGAGCTTCGTGACCATCGCATCCATACCCACGCGCTGGATCTGCGCGGCGGTGTGCAGGCGAAACGCCCAGACGCCTGCCGAGTCGGCGCACCAGAACGGCGTCGCCCACGACGTGTCCACGCCCGGCAGCAGTGATGCCGTCACCGACGAGACCAGGTTGCTCTGGTCCTTGTCGAGGAACGGGTAGTGGTACTCCGCGCCGAGCGCCGTCG